CTCGAACCTACGACCTGCGGATTATCAGATCCGATGATTCGCCGGAGATCACCAAGGTCGTCGAACCCGAGCCCACCGACGACGTCGACGGCGACGAAGCGATGCCGGACGCAGCATGACAGTCGATGCCGGGCGGAGCATGACAGCGGACGCCCCATGGCGTCGGACAGTTGACGGGAATGTGTCTACCGTGGCCGAAGCGACGCAGGGCCGTGACGCGACTGTGTTCACATTCCCAGCCGCCACGGAGGCTCCTGGTGGTGTTATCCCAGCCATGCAGGTTACGCACCCGTTAATCATCGAATGGGAGATGTGGCACGTCGCCGCACGCAAGTCGCCTAACACGACCGTCGAGCGGATCCGCGTCATCAACCAGTTCGGCGACGAAGCTCGATGCGACCCGGCGACGGCAAGCTCGCTGATCATCATGCGGTGGCTACAGAGCCACGTCGACGACTGGTCTGACTCGACCGCGGCCACCTACCACAGCTACCTACGGTCATGGTTCAAGTGGCTCATCCTCCAGGACCATCGGGTTGATAACCCGATGCTGAAACTCGGGTCGCCCAAGTACCCGGATCGGGTGCCGCGGCCCGTGCCCGACGACGAGCTCATGCAACTCCTGACGACGCGAATGCATCACCGGACCCGCGTGATGATCCTGCTCGCGGCGCTGGCCGGCATGCGGGTGTCGGAGATCGCTCGCGTTCGCGGCGAGGACATCAACGTGAGCGCCGGCCTGATCTACATGATTGGCAAGGGGAAGAAACGCGACGCGTTGCCGCTGCACCCCCTGTTGATCGAGGCTGCACAGACTATGCCGATCAAAGGGTGGTGGTTCCCGTCGAATAGCCGTCGGCCCGGGCAGCACGTTCGAGGCAAAGCGGTCTCGGACATCATCGGGCGGACCATGAAACGGGCCGGTGTGAGGGGCACACCGCACTCGTTGCGACACTGGTTTGGAACGACGTTGCTCGACGAGGGCACCGACGTCCGCGTGGTGCAAACACTCCTGCGGCATCGTTCGCTCGCGACGACGGCGATTTACACCAAGGTTCCCGACCGCCACCGCCACGAGGCGGTCCGTCAGCTTGATCCGTTCCGCGCGAGGCGTCCCATCGAGTAGCGTCCGATGCCATGCCGGCTCGCCGTTCGCCTTGGTTAGACGACAGGTCAGCTCTCCTCGTGCGTTTGCTGGGCGAGGTGCACGGTCTCAAGGTTACCGAGGACTGTGTGCGCGACGACATCTCAGACCACCTCGACTACGTGGCGAAGCGGATGCGGATCGGCCGCCAGGCCGCCAAGGTCTACGTCACCGACGAGGCGATTGCTCAAATGGCCGATCGGATCGCGTTCGAGGTGTTCCACCGGTCGGAGCCCAATGGCCCGCCCTCGTTGCGTGTCGTGAAGTAGGCTCCCCGCTCACAGCAATGTGACAGCGAGGGGACAGCCAAATGCAGCCGACACCGACCGACCAGCCCGCGCCGCCTGCGAAGAAACGACGCAAGCCGTGGGTGATCGTGTTGGCCAGCATCGGCGGTGCGTTCGTGTTCCTGGTCATCCTCGGCATGATCGTCGGCCCGCAGGACCACCCGAAGGACACCGGTGCCTCGGCGGCGAGCACCACTGCCGCGCCGTCGAGCTCGTCGTCGGCAAGCCCGGCCCCCGCAGCGGCACCCGCCGAGCCCGCGCCGGTTGAGGAGCCCCCTGCCGCCCCGTCGGCACCGAAGACCTTCACGGGCGAACAGGTAACCGTCCACGTGGAGCCGGGCACCGCCGGCGACGTCGTGTTCGCAGAGTTCAATATCCACGACGGGTTCACCAAGAGCATGATCGCCCGCAACGCCCAACGCGATACCGTCGACATTCTCAAATGGGCCCACGAGGCGTACCCACAGGCATCCAAAGTCGTTGTGCAAGGCCGCTTCCCAATGCAGGACGATTACGGCAACGAGTCGAACTCGATCATCCTGAACGTCAACTACAGCGCGGCCACACTCGACAAGATCAATTTCGACAACGTCAGCTACGGCAAGATCTGGGATATCCGCGACGGCGGCATGGTGCACCCCGAGTTGCAACAGGGGTAGTCACCCCGGCATACGCAGGCCCCGAGGCGATTTCGCCTCGGGGCCTTCTGCGTTCTCAGGCCAGTTCGGACCACTCGGCCCAACTGGGATAGGGCCAGTCGTCGAACTGCACGATCGCGATGGGTGCGGTCTCGGCGTTGAGCAGGTTGCCCTTGCGTCCGGTGGCGCGTTCCTGGACTCGGGTCTCGGTGTTTGTCATGCCGCAAGCGTATCAAGAAACAGTAGCGTGCGCTACTGATTAACTGTTGCGTTCTCTACCAATATCGCTGTAGCGTGTGCATCGTTCAAGAGATGCGCACGCTACCGATAGGGGTTGGCCGGATGTTCGAGACAGTCCGCTTTGGAGCCGCCCGGGCCACCCACTACGGCATGCCCGACGGACGCGGAAACATCTGGCCCGCTTGCGGTCAACGCGTAAGCAGCTTCTCACTGCCCATGCCCGCCGAGGGCACGCCGACCTGCCGCAAGTGCCAGGCCCTATGAAGCGGCGCGCAGCCCGGGGGCTTGTCCCATGCCCTATGTAGCGTCCGCGACATGGCGGCAATAGCAACCACATCAACGCCTGAGAGGTGCACCGTGATCGCCGCAACCTGGGAACCCGACGCCGCCCACCGGCGGCTCGCCCGCTGGCAAGTGCGCGTGCTCGAACGGTGGGCCGACGAGGACGCCGCCGAGTTCGGCGACAACGAGGCCGAGCCGGATGCCTGACAGCGATACCGGATCCGTGACCGATCGGCTCATCGCCTGGGCGCGCAAATACGGCTGGCGGGTCGACGACCGCCGACCAACCGCCGGCGTCGTGTGGTTCAAGCGCGGCCTCGAATACGCCCACCTCGGCACCGACCGCGAGGGCGCTCGAGTCCTATCCGCATACGGAGGCGTGCAAGGCCGCCCGGTCCTGCACTGGGCCGCCAGCCGCGACCACGCGCGCGAGCTCGCCAACCATCTCCGAGCCGAGCCGCACCGCTACTGAGTTACCCCTCGCCCGTCCGAAATGCCGGTCGGCGGAACGCAATCGAGGGCACAGCCATTACCGGCACCAATGAGGAGAACCGTGTTTCGTAACGCGATTTCAAAGTGGGGGGTGCAACGCATCCTGTGGGCCATGGCCTCGGGCGGCGTCCTGGCCCTCACCGGCCTCGGGTGGGCGGCGCACGCCGACGCCCTGCCCGATCCGCGAGTGCCGTTGCCGCCGGTGTGGTGCCCGGGCAATGCTCCGGGTATCAGCTCGACCGGCTACGGCGCGTACTGCGAGGGCAGGAGCTTCCCGGATGGCAGCCGCCTGAATATCTATCGCATCGGATGGGCTTGGCAGCCGATGCGCTGCATCGTCCCGAACGGCACGCCGTTCCCAATCGACGTGGGGCCAACGGATGCGGCGGGGTGCTCGGATGACCGGCCGGGATCGAATCTGGCTGCACGCCGAACGGCTCCGCTGGCGCAAATCGACCGAGAGCACCCGCGAACACCACACCTACACGCATCCGGCGCATGGGTGGCGGATCGAGGTGTGGTTCACGCCAGCCGGCGCGATCACGCGGGCGATCCTGGTGGGGCCCGTGGGCACCTCGATCGGCATCAACGGCCGCAAGGCCGACAAAGCCAACACGGTGATCGACTGGCTCGAACGGCCTCACGAGTTCATCAAGCCGCCGGCCAGCGGCGCCGTCAACATGGTCGATGACCAGCAGCACGCGACCAGCGATGTACCCGAGGAGTGGCAGGGCCTGCCCGACTACCTGATTGATGAGCTGGACGGCAACGTGGTCGACCTCGACGCGGGGGGACGCGATGAGCGCCCTTGACCATCTGTGGTGCCCGGCGTGCGGGTGGTTCGGCCGGCGGAAGCGTCGCCGCGCCCGTGACGCTGCCGACGCGGCGCTCGTCGCGTTCCACGCTCGGCTCGCCGCTGAGGTCCGCGCCGAGCGGGAGGCTGAGCGGCGACGCAACGGGCCACTCATCACCCTGCTTGATCGAAACGGCGTCAAGATCGCCGGCCCGCTCACAGCGCGCGAGTTCGCCGAGGCCGGGGTGATGTTCGGATGACCGCCACCGCGTGGACGCTCGTCTCCGGGGTTGCGCTCGGGTTCGCCATGGCCTCGCTCGTCCTCGGCACGCCGACGATGTTCGGCGTCTCGCTGGCAATCGGCATGGTCGCCGTCATCGCCGCCGACCTCACCCGCATCTGCACCACCACACCCCCACGAGAGGACGTCGAACATGCCTAACGACAAGCGCCAACGCTCGGCGATCTGCGGGACCTGCAAGGGTGAGTTGCGCTATTACCCGCAACCGGCCGTCGACGGCGTCGAGACTGACACCGAGAGCAACTGGGCTCACCTCGACCCGCACGATTGGCTGACCAACCCACACCCGCCCACCCCGCAGGAGAGCAACCCCGAATGAGAATCACGACCAATCGCACCGAGGTCGTCGTGGAGGTGTACGAACTTCCCGATGAGATGCGCACCGGTACCGACGCCGAGCTCCTGGCCGAGGCCGACAAACGGGTACCGATCGAGGGCCGGCGCGAACCGCAGGGTGATTGGGTGGTCGTCGACCGCGGCGAGGACGACATCGAGCTCGCCGCGGCGGCCTACCGCGAGGCCAAGGCCGCCGTCGAGCGCGCCGAGGCCCGCGCCAAGGCCCTAGTCGTCGCAGACGATGGCACCCGCAGCGAGGCCAAGCTCGCCTCACTGCTCGGCGTCGACCGAATGACCATCCGACGGTGGAGGGGCAAGGCATGAGCGAGAACCCGCTCGACGGTCCCGAGGCCACGCCTCGCGAGGTCATAAGCGACGCACTCGGCGGGGGATGGTCGATGGCCGATGCCGCACTCGATGCGCTCGACCGCGCTGGATTCTCGGTCGTCTCGCGCGTATGGGTCGCACAGCTCGACCTCGCCGACGGCGATGCCGGTTATGTTGCCGTGCACACCACTCCCGAGGGCGCGGTCTCCGCGGTGATCAGGTGGGCTGGCCAGCTCGGCATCGTGGTCGATGACCTCACAACGGAATCCGGCTCGCAAACCCTTGACGCCCACCCCGAGGTCGCGAGCTATGGCGTGTACAACGTGCCGGTGGAGCGGTGAATTGGTGATTAGGTCGGGCCCGACCCGGCAATAGGCTCGATCTCGGCTGCCCCGCACCTCTCCAGCGGGGCGGCCGATCTGTTTGGTGGTCCCGAACGCGAGGCCCCTGTCGCCGCACGCTGGCGATGGGGGCCTCGTTGGTGTCAGCGCACCGGGGAATCGGCAGGGGGCCGCTCAGCCGGTTTCGGCCATCGGGCGGCCAGCCGCACGCAGAGGAGCACGACGCCGAGGACGCCCGGCCGAGGCGAGGAGCGTCGTGCCGATCACGAGGGCGGCGAGCTCACTGCTCGTCCACACCTCGCACACCTCGATCACGATGCCGGTACGAACCTTCCCACGGTCGTCAGATCAACCGAGGGCGGCGACCAGTCCGGGTCGTCCGGGTCGTACGACGTGACGGTCGGGCCGAGGAAGTAGAACCCGCTGAATCGGTATTGCTTGCCGAGGATCGTCATGGGTCCGAACTCGATGCGCCAGGCGATCCGGTTGGTGCCGAGTTCGAGGGTGTCGGCCGCATCGTTGGCGAGCAGCGGCACGCCCTCGGCGGCGAGCTGCTCGTCGATCTCGCCCTGAGTCGGCGGAACGGTTTCGCCGGCTGGCGCGGGTACTCGCGGCAACCGCAGCACGCCGGTTTCGATCCGCGCGGTGGTCGGAGTCAGCAGCACGGTCGTCGGCGGAACGAGTTCGGCGAGCTTGAGTTCGACCTCGCCCGTGATGATTCGGTTATCGGTGCCGACGAGATGCGGTGTCATCGTCACCTCGGCCCACGGCCGATATTGGTCGGGCCGGATCCCGACGTCGAGGGTGTCGGGAACGATCCCGCGGTAGTTGCCCTTGCAGAGGAACCACGGGAGCTCGGCGAGGTCGGCCATGGGGTTTCTCCTGTTCGGTTACAGCGGGTCCGCGTGCGGGTGCTCGCGGCGAATGAACGCGTTGAGCCGGCGCACGAGGTCGGTGTGCTCGCGCTTGATATCGCGGTCCTCGCCACGGAGGACGCCCATGTCAGTGCGCAGGCCACGAATGTCGCGGCCGTGGTCGTCCTGCCGCTCCTGAACCTCTTGCAGGATGACGCCTTGGCTCTCGACCAGCTGCACGAGGAGCTTGTTCTGTTGCTCCATGCGGTCGAGCTGGTCGCGCATGTTCTCGTCGTCGGGGTGGTCATTTTTCACCTCACCGCGGACGACCTTGACGTCCGCGGTGACGGTGTCCACTTTCTTGCTCACTGCCTCAACCTTGTTGGCCGTGGCGGTGAGCTGTTCGCGATCCTCAGACCGCCGCTCGCGGCCCTTTCGCTGGCCGATGATGGTGATCACCAGGTTGCTCGCGACGAACGCGATGACGCCGAGGAACGCCCACATGTTGTCGATCTCTCCCCAGTTCATTGCCCGGTCCACCACCATTTGATGAACGCGGCCAGGCGATTACCGGCGCGGGTGGCGATGGCAGCGGATACGCCGCACACGGCGGCGAATCCACACATCTGCCAGAACGTCACGCCTATCAGATCCGGGGTAGCACGGAGTCGATGACCTGTTCGGCCAGCGAACCGAGCGCGCTCTTGGCGACGTCGTGAATCTTGGCGAGATCCGCGCCGGCGTCCGCGTCGCGCTGTGCCGCCTCGGCTTTCGCGTTGACGGCAGCTTGCACTCCGTTGATCACCTGTTCGACGGGGGAGAGCGGTGCGGGTGTCGGTTCGAGCATGCCGGGTACCTTGGCCTGTCGGCCGAGGATCACGGCCGCGGTGGTCACGCCGGCCGTCGGAACGAACTGCAAGATCGCCTGAATCAGGTCATTGATGTTGTCGACCGTTCCGGCGTCGACGAGGTGGAACGCCTGGGCGATCACGCCGATCGCGCCGACCAGTGCGGTGCCGCCGTAGAGCGCCTTGCGGAAGTCAACCTTTTCCGAGCTCGCGAGTTTCATGGTCAGTTGGCCCCTTTCTGGGCAGCGACAAATGCTTGTAGGACAGCAGGATTGGTGTTCTGTAGATCGGTTATGACGCCGAGGGCTGCCACGTCGCCAGCTTTGGCGGCCCTCGCCACGTAGAGCAGCGCTGGCGGGTTGGCGGCCGCGATCTTGGCGAGCTTCGCCTTGGCGTGGTTGACGGGTCCGGGCAGGGTGCCGTACTGGCCCTTGCCGGCCGCGGTGCGCAGCATGCGATCTATCGCGTCGGGGTCGCCGAGCTCTGCGTCCGGTTCCACGATGGCGGTGCGGTGCAACGCCGCGTCGATCGCGCGCAGCAGCTCGACGAGCGGGATATCCTCCTCGCCGGGCGTGGCGTAGATCGACGCAGACGGAACTTTCCGATCGGACATGAGCAACTCCTCCAACGGGTCAACGGGTTCGGGATCGAGTAGGTCGGCGTTGGCGGCCAGGGCGCGGGCGTAGAACGTCTTGCGGGAGTCGAGCCCGTTATAGCCGCCGTTGACCATGAGGGTCGCGCCGTCGATGTTGCGGGCGTCGGCCATGTCGTTGAGCGACTGGCCGGCCTTGTTGCGGCGCGTCGTCCAGTACCAGGCGAACCCGAGGAACGCGAACCGATCGGTGGCCAGCAGCTCGGGGCGATCGACGAAAAACGTTGGGCTGTCGGCGCCGGGGATCTTGCGCGCGAACGCCCACGCCGAGAGCGCGGTGTAATTCGACCGGCCGGTGATCTGTAGAAAATCGCGGCCCTTGTACCGCTTCCCGTCGCCTCGCTGCGTGTTGCCGAGATCGGTGCGGCCCTCGTAGGCCGAGCCGTCGGCGATCTCCTCCTGGTAACGCAGCGCCCCGCTCTCGTGGAACAACTGCGCGATGCCCATCGCCCGCCGGTCGATCGTGTTGAGGTCTGCGAAGTGGAACGCGTCAATCAACTCCGGGAGCAGTGCTTGATACCGCGCGAGGGTCATGTCCTTGCGGTAGCCGCCGATCGACTGCAACAGGTTGGCGGTGAGGCCGGTCTGAACAGGCACCGCGACGGGGGGAACGACACCCCCGCCGCGAGCCGTCCCGCCGCGCCGCCACGTGCTGTACCCGTCGGCGCGGATCTTGCGGTCGATGAAGTTCTGCACCCGGGCCGCGTTGGCGGGCCCGTACGTGTCGTAGCCCATCTGAAAGTGCATGCTGTCCTTGGGGCTTGACCAGTTGTTGCCCCAAAACACCATGCCCTCGTACCAGGCGAGGAGCTCTTGCACCGCGGGCACCTGGTCGCCGGCGATGAGCACCGAGCCGTCCCAACCGGCACCGGCGCGGCCCATCGGGTGATCGTCCCAGTTGTAGTCGAACGCGGTCGCGCCCTTGTGGTTCGACGTATAGACGCTGTTGTCCTCGGTCCACGAGCCCTCGTCGGTGATACCGCGGGCATTCATCACCGGCTCGATGTACTGGTCAAGGTCCCGGAGGAACGCCTGCAAGATGATGAACGGGTGGCCCTTTTGGAACGGCAACCGCAGCGGCGTGCCCGGGATCGTGGCGTAGTCGCAGTCCACCAGATCGCACTCCGGCCAGCCGTTTTCGAGAATCATGCCGAGTGCCATGGGTCAGGTCTGCGCGTAGGTGTAGGTGGGGATGACGTCGACCTTGCCGTTACCGGCCGCGTTGATGGTCACACCCGGGGTCAGCGGGCGGCCGTAGCGGAACGTTGCACCGTTCCACACGCCGTACCAGAGGGCCGCGTCGCCGGCCTCGACATCGAATTGCACTGTCGAGCCGGTGATCACCGCGTTGCCGCCCACGATGGCCGCGGCACCCCACGCGGTGGTTTTCCGGGCGTAGCCGCCACCGGCGATCTCGTTGGCCCCGGTGGTGCCGGGATCGGCCCCGTGCAGGGAAATATCTGCGCCGAGCGTGCCAACGTAGTTGGCGACAGCCTGTTTCATCGCGTCGGTTGCGGCCATCGAATTCGTCAGCTCCTCGGGTCGAAAGCAGTGGGGCGGTTAGCCCGAATGGAATCAGCGATCGCGGGCGATAGATAGCCTGGTGTCACTGGTAGGCCCGCATCCACGCCTGACCGCGCGCGCCCGCACCGCCGCTTTGGGTGGATACCTGCGCGCCCGCCCCGCCGCCGCCGGGCGTGTTTCCGGCACTGCCCGCGGAGTTCTGTTGCGCGCCGCCGGTGTACGGCTGGCCGTTGTAGTTCTGGGTTCCGGGTGACTTGCCCGCAACGCTCGTGGCGTCCGAGACGGTGCCGCCCGCACCGCCGGTGGCGAGTAGCCCGGCCCACCCCGAGGCAGATGCCGAGGTGTTGCCGCCCGGGCCGCCGTTGCCAGCACTGCCGAAGCTGCCCGCGCCTGCGGTGCCGCCAGTGCCGATCAGCAGGGGGATAGGGCCGACGAGCATCGAGATGTCGACGCCGCGCTCGATCGTTCCCGTCGCCCAACCGCCGGCGTCGCCGCCCTTGCCCCACACGCTCGCGAAAGACATACCTTTGCCGCCGCCCCCGCCGCCGAGCAACACGACGTCGATGTAGCGGCACCAATATGGGATGAGCCAGTTGCCGTTTGCCGTGACGATGGTCGTGACCGGCGCGGTTGTCGGGAATGCCGCCGATGCGTCGGCGGTGCCCGTGCCGGCCGCCTGGGCGACGACCGCCCGCACGAGCGCGGTGGCCTGCACGGTGCCGATACCCGCAGCGGCCGCAACGATGTAGGGGACGATTGCCGAGGCTGTTCCTGAACCCGTTGCGTCGCCGCGCAATACCGGTTTGATAATCGCCGAGGCGGCGCCGAGACCCGCGCCGTCGGCCAGGACCGCGCGCACCCGCGTCGCTGCGTCGCCGATGCCGTTGCCCACCGCGGCCGCAGTCGCCAGGACCGACACAGCGGCCGCGGTGGTGCCGATACCGAACGCGTCGGCGAGGGCCGCGTAGGCGGCCGAGGCTGAGGCCGTGCCCTCGCCGGCGGCCGCGGCGACCACCTCGGCGACGATGGTGGCCCCGGGGATGCCCGCGCCGATCGCTGAGGCGAGGAGGTGCACCGCGGCTTCGCCCTGTGGGCCGCCTGTACCGGCGGCTGCCGCGGCGAGCTCGACGATCAACGAGCCCTCGGGAGTGCCGAATCCGACCGCGCTGGCGCTGAGGTGAAGCACGGTGATCCACCCGCGCACAGGGCCACGCAACACCGGTGGGGTGTGCGTGTCGGTCCACCCGGGCCGGTTGGCTCGCAGTGGGATCACAGGGCTCGGTGACCAGGAGGCCATCAGGTCACCGCGTAGCCGATCTGGGCGAGGGCGTCCTCGTGGCTTGTGCCCGGGGCGCACTCGTGCAGTCGATCGAGTGATCCGGCCGGTTCGCCGGTCGGAGTGCACGCCATGATGACGGTCGGTTCCATGAGGATCCGGTGCACGCCGCTGGTGATCACCGGTTGCCCGAGCTCGCTGAGCGTCTCGTCGAGGTGTGCCTTGGCGTGCTCGGTCATGCCGGCGTCGACGCTGACCGCCAGGTCGAGGCCATCACTGGTGCGGTAGTGCACGACGCCGAGGCCCCAGATAGCCATGTCGGTATCCATGCGGGTTGCGGTCAGAGTCATTGCAGCTCAGCGCCTTTACTTGTAGAGGATCGCGACCAGGCCCGTGCCCGGGGTGCCGGATTGTCCGGGGTTGCGGGTACCGCCGCCGGAGTTGACACAGCCGCCACCGCCGCCGGATCCACCGCCGGGGTGGCCACCGTTGCCGCCGGGGCCGCCGGTGACCGACTGGAGGACGTTGCCGGTGCCCTTGCCGCCGCCACCGCCGCCGCCCGCACCGCCGCACAGCGGGAGCGCGTTGGCGATGCCCGCGCCGCCGGCCTGGCCTGCGTTGCCGGTGCCTGCGCCGGCCGCCGAGCCGGGGCCGCCAAGTCCGCCCAATGCCACACCGGTGTCCTCGCCGGGCTGGCCCGCGTCACTGTTGGCCGAGTCGCGGCCGGTACCGCCGTTGCCACCCTTGCCGGGCTGCGAGGTTGTCTTGACGAACCCTTGGTCGACGCCGAGGCCGTTGGCCCCGGCCGCGCCGGCGAGTAGCACCGTCGCGCCTAGCTTGATCGAGGACTGTCCGCCGTCGGTTCCGGCGACCGAGGCGGGTGGGCCGACGGTGATATTGAGTGCGGTTGTGCCGGGGGTGATCCCGGTCATGTCGAGCTCGGCCGACAGGTAACCGCCGTCGGATCCGCCGACACCGCCGGGTGCCGAGGCAGCGTTCGATGCGGTTCCGTTCGCGCCCTTGCCGCCACCGTTGACGACGCAGCCGATCATCTGGCGCGTGCCCGCCGGGACGATCCAGTTCGGATTGTTCGATGTGAAGTAGGCGACGTTCCACCCGGCCGCTACCGCCGTGCGGATCTGGGCCATGGTGTCGCGGACCTCGGTGGCCGTGCCGGTGGCGGTAGTGGTGTTGTTCCACCCGTTGAAGATCGATTTGAACCCGTCATCGACCAGTCCGCCGAGCGCTGGCAATCCCTCGACGATGGCCTTAGGCACGGTGCCGGTGAGCTTGTCCGCTGCGAAAAACCCGTCGAGGCCGAGATAGCGGACCTTGTTCGCGATGTCGGCGATCGTGCCGCCGCTCGCGCCCTTGGCCGAGTCGAGGAACAGTTGCCATGTCGACAGCGGCAACAGGGCATCGAGGAGCGCGGCGAGCCCGGTGATCTTGCCGACGGCGATGTTGCCGATGTTGGCCAGGTTGAACAGTTGCGCGGCGTCGAATTTCCCGTCGAGGCCGATGTGGGTGAATCTGTTGATGACGTCGGCGATTCCGCCGCTGCCACCGGCGAGAGCGGCGAGCAGGTCGGCGAAGTTGGCGGCCCCGCTCGCGGCCGAGGCAAAGAGGTTGTTGAGGTTGTCGGGTAGGTCGAGTGTGAACGCCTCCTCTAGGAGCTGCGTCTTGTGCACGTCGCCGTCGTCAAAGCGGACATCGCCTGCTGTCGCCTGCGCGGTGACCACCAACTGTTGCCGAACGTATTTCACCCCGGCGGGCACGGTGTAGGTGCCCGACAGTGCCGCGGAGAACGGTGCGGACGTGCCGCCACCGCTGCCCACCGCGGCGAGCTCGGTGCTCGAAATCCAGTTGTGCGCAGCGTCGTACGCCTCGACCGTCATGCGCACCGGTGAGCCGCCGGTGGTGACCAGGCCGGTCCATCCGGCGTGAATGAGGAAACTGAGCTTCTGCCCGGTTGAGACCTCAATTTCGGGGTCGGACAACAGTTCGTGCAATGTGCCGTCGGCGGTGACTTTCGCGCAGCCGAGGGTGGTGCGGCCGGTTGTGCCGTCCCACGACCAGCCCTCGAACGCGTTGATCGAGTCGGCGTCTTGAAACTGTGGGTCGTCGAGCAGGTTCGGCGAATCGAGGCCGATCGAGGTCAGCGGGACGAAGCGCAGCAGGGCCGCGGGCAATTGGCCGTAGAGCTGCCAGGCCGGGAGCGCGCTCGTAATGTCGAGCACACCCTTGGGTTTGAGCACGCCGTTGATGAACTCGATCGCCGCGGTGTCGGGGTGAAAGAGGGCGTCGTTGAAGTCGAACGGGAAGAACGACCTCGAGTTGGTGAAATACCGGGTGATTGCGTCGAGGGGGTTGGTCCCGCCGCCCGCGATGCCGGTGACGGCCTGGGCGAGGGTCTCAAGGGACAGGCCGTGCGTCAGAAAGTAGGCGATGATGCCGCCGGGATCGTCGAGGTCGATGCCGTCGAACCCGCCGAGGATCTTGGGCAGGATCTCGGCGAGATCGCCGATGCCGATCGCGTTGGACAGAACTGCCAGCAGCGATGCCGGGTCGTGCAGGTCGATGCCGGTCGTGTTCTTGATGAACTCGATGACGGATTCGATCTTGTCGCGGATATCGCCGCCGGCGCGCTCCATGGTGTCGGCCATCGCCGATTGCCAATCGAGCTGCGAGCGCAGCGGATTGTGTAGCGACGTCTCGCCGGCCCCACGCGCGGTGTTGGGGTCGGCGAGTGTGTATTGGCCGGGGCGCGTTACGACCACGCGTCAGCTCACGGGGTAGAGCTTGCACGCGAGGTGCGAGCCGGGCGTCGCGTAGACGATCGAGCCGGTGCCGCCGACGCGCACGAGCAGCACGTAATAGACCATCGCCTGCCCTGCGGGGACGCGGCCTACAGCGCTGTCCGGGGCCACCGCGCGGCTCGGATCGCTGGTGTCCGACCAGTGTTCGCGAATGTGGGCGATCGTCTCGGCGTCGAGCGTCGACGGGTCATAGAGCGCGCGGGCGCAGAGCTGGCCGGTCTCGGGTGCGTTCGTCGAGCCCTGCGGCAGTGCCCGTATCTGCACCTCGACCTGAGCGTTGTTGAACAGACCCGAACGCTTCCAACGGATATGGCCGTCAAAGCTCGGGTAGTAGGCCTGGTCTTGAGGCGGGATGATGACCGTCCCGATCTGGTTGTAGGTCGAACCGTATGTCGACGCAGGCCCGAACGATCCCTCGGGAAGCGAGAACATCTTCGCGGCCCACGGCGAGGTGTCCGAGGGCCGGAAACCGGGCTTTCCTGCCCCGCCGGCGGTCGCCGAGTATGCGACGCCCTGGCCCTCAAGGAACGGGCCGTAGACGTCGGGCGCGCCGAGCATCGAGGTAGCCGGGCCAGCGGGCCCCGGGATCAACGGAACGTCGACCGTGAAGATCGGGTTGAGTGTGTCGCCGCTCTCGGCGACGTTGAGGGTGAGCGGGTAGCTGATGCCGCCGGCGGGCGGCTGGACACCGCGCGCGTGGATCGTGAGATCCGGTGTGGGCCCGGGCGGGCCGGGGATCGCGCCGAGCAGCACGCGGTACCCGGTGCCAGTCCAGATGTGCCAGTAACCGGCGATGTACCAGGCGCGGCCAGCGTCGGCCGGGCCGAGCGCGCCGGGCCCGGAGGCCGGCGGGAGGTCGACATCGCTGGTGATCGTCGAGTTCCACTCAGGCCGCCAGAACGGGGCCGGATCGCCCTTGTCGCCCTTGTCGCCCTTGATCGCGTCGAGAACGATGTTGTCCTCGCCGGGCATGAGGGTGAACGTGCCGACGATCGTCTGTGGGTCGCCGGGGTTGCGCGGCGCAATGTAGAACAGCACGCGGATAAACCGCTCGCCGACGAACAGGGGCTCGGTGGGGATGATCCCCAAGGTGGGGGCCGTCACTGCTGGCTCCTATCTCGCTCGATCTTTTCCGCCCACGGCTCGGGTTCGACCGCCGGCTTGCTCTCCTCTTCGGCCCACTCGGTGCCCGCGGCGAACATCTCGGCCATCGCCGCGCGCACCTCGTCGCTGACACCACGCATCGCGTTCTCCTGCATGGCCTTGATGCGGGCTTTGGCCTCGGCCTGCGCATCTCGCGCGCGGTCGCCGGCCTTGTCGTTCTTGGTCAGCACCCACTTGATCGAGTCGGTGTGCAGGCCATCGGGATTGCGCACGGGCCGGATGAACGCACCTCGGCCGGTGGCCGCATCGAACGGCGGGTAGTTCGGATCCGCGTCGACGCCGGCGAGCGCCTGGTGCAACGCGAGCTGTTGCAACATGTCCTCGGGCAGGCCCATGCCCCACCCCTGCGGACCGACCGCATCGCGCAAGGTTTCCTTGAGCCGATCCCACCGCGCGAACAACTCGTCGAGCTCCGCTTGGGTGAACTCACGCTCGTAGGGGAAGTTCGGAAATACCAGCTTGCCCTTGGTTTTCTTGCGTCGCAGCCGTGCCGCCTTGCTCACCTCAATACCTCTCTCATCAGAACAGGTCTCCCGAACCGGCCAGCAGCGCAGCGAAATTGGCGATGTTCGACATCGTTCGGAACCCGCGCGCTACCGGGTCCTCCTCGCGGGAGTCGTCGCCGAACGAGATGACCGGTCGACCAACCTCGGTGCGAGATCCCTCGGCGCGGATCGCCCACACGTTCTGCGTGTAGGTGATGCCCCGGATCTCGGCAGCGACGCGATCGCCAAGCCAGTAGTCCTCGCCGAGCACGTACGGTTGCCCGTCGCCGACGTCGAATTTCTGCGACCGGTAGGCCTTCATCGCAGCGTCGCCGGCGGCGAGGTCCTGAATCGCGTTTACGGTGTACGCCGACCCGCCGCCCTGGTGGAAATATTCTCGGAATGCGTAACTACCAGCTTTGCTAGAGCGCAGCGGATTTACATAGCGTTGGAACGCTAGAAATACGTCGTCAAGCTGGCCCTGATAAAGGTTGTCGAGGCCCTCAACGCCGTATGCCTCCTGGCCCAAAATGACCTGTGCCAGCTGAGATATGCCGTATCTGATGGCAAATGTAATTGCCTGATTTACCCACTGGGGCGATTTACCGCCAACGATAATGTCGGTGGCTTGTGACTTATGAATAACGAACTTTGATTTGCGGACATTGCCATAGCCGACGTCGCGATAAACGAATGGCGTTGGCTTCGGCGCGACAAGCAGTAGCTTGCGGATCAGGGGGTCGACCTCGCCGTCATGGTCGGCGTCGACCGGGATGAACGTCTCGGTGATCAGGTCGTCGAGCGTCGCGGCGAACAGGTTGAGCGCGCCGTCGGCCATGGTGCCCGTGGGCCCCGTGACACCGCTGACGTTCTCGAACGACAGGATCACGCACGCCCTGGTCGGCTTGAGCAGTTCGGCCAGCTCGGGCCCAAACATGGTGTAGGGGGCGGGGTCTCCCGGGAGCCATGTGTACGCGCGGCAGATCACGCCGGCGTCCTTCATCACCGGTGAGAGCACGGTGTGCGCGTCTTTCCAGCGGGCCGCGACTGTGCACCAACGAGATTGGTCGAACAGTGTCGCAATCGGCATCACCTGAACGGGCCAATTGAGCGGCGACGCGTTCTGGATCAGAGTCTCGGGCGCGAAGATGTTGCGCGGGATCGGCGAGAACCCGTTGAGCGAGAACAGGCGGAAACAGTTGACCCACGTCGACATTGCGCAGGTAGAGGCGGTGGGGCCACCCCACAGGAACATCTTGGGGAGCTGTACCTCGGCCGGGGTGATGGGGTTGGCTGCGAGGTAAATTCCCTTGAGGTGCCGTCGATTTGAGATGCAATTGAGCGTCGTGATCGACGCCTCGCCGGGGTTGTCCTCGCCCTCGATCGTGACGACCTTGCCGCCCCAACGCATCCGCCAGTCGTGCGGCTTGTCGGGATCGGGGTCGATCGTGACGTGAATGTCCTCGTCGTCATCGATCTGGTACGTGAGAATCTCACGCAGCCAATCCATGTCCTTGCCCGAGAACGTGATGTGAGCCTCGCCGTCATCGGTGGCGAGCTCTTCCCAGTCCCACCGATCGAGGTTTTCGACGCGGGCGATGAACCGCATCTCTTTGTCCCACACCCGGATTAGTGGGGCCTTGGTGCGCCGGTTCATGTAGGCAAACCGGCGTTCCATGAGGTGCATGCGCAGCTCGGGGGAGAACTCGCCCGACTCGGTGCGCGGGTCGAGCGCGCCGCCGATGGCCGATACGAACCGATCGAGTAGCGCGGTCATGCGAGTGCGCTCTCGAACCGCTGCGGGAGCTGGCACCAGATCTTGCCGCCGGGCTGCTCATGGCGCACGGGCAGCGTCGCAACGCTCTTGGGTGGAATCGGCACCGAGAACCCTTGGCCGCGGAACCGTTGCAGCAAGGGCAATCCGCTGTCGCCGTACTGGCCGACGAGCCAGTCGAGCAGCTCGTTTTTGCGGATGAACTTCTTGACGATGTTGTCGACCGGATCCTTGGCCGAGATCGCGATCCGGTGGTTCGGGTCGGTGTCGATGATCGCGTGCTCGCCCGGTTGGAGCTCGGGGATCTCGATCATGTTCGCGTCGCGGGTGCGGGTGAACGTGCCGAGGATCTCGTCGACGAACGGGATCCCGAAGAGCTTGCCGACGCGAGGCCAGTCGTCGAGCGGGTTGCGCTCGCCCGAGGTGAACGCGTTGGGCCCGTCGGGCAGCCAGATCCGGCCTGGCGCACTGACGAAAAAGATGGGCCAGGCCGGTTCCGTGCCGCGGTTCGCGACCCGGATGGTGCCGACGCTGGGCACGCCCGCCGAGCGGATGAACGGCTTGGGGCAGGCGTCAGGTCGCCGCCAACGCGGTTCGCCGTCGGCGGCGAGGATCACCTCGTGCAGCGCGACGCGCTGATATGCCGGGTCATCGGGCAGCGCGCACTTGGGCGCTTCGAGGAGCTGCATCGGGATCCACAGCTGCCCGTGTCGGCGGGTGGTGACCGAAAACCATCCGGTCGCATCCTTTTTGCAGCCAGCCCAGAACCGAGACTCGGTGTCGTACCAACCCAATTTGGTCGACGACATCAGCCCGAGGGTGAACGAGATCTCGCGGCGACCGTCGACGGTGCGCTCGAACTTGGGCGGCCCGTAAGCCGGTGTGGTCCAAACGCCCTCAAACGGGACGTGCACCATGCCGTCGATGGCACCGGTGATGAATGCGCCCTCAGTGCCGGCCATCGTCCCTGTGAGGGGCCAGTAGCGGCCGTCGGCACCGATCCATGCGCACGACACGCCCTCGGCCCGCGCAGCGGGCGAGAGCTGCGACCACGGCACCACGCGGCGCTGTCCGCTGATGGCAGGCGGGATCTCTGTGGTGGTCACGTGCCCATCACCCCGGGAGCCGCGGTGTAGGTCCCATACCGCGGCGTCTTGAGCAGCGTGCGGCGGATGAGTTGCGCGTTGCTCGCCTCGGTCATCTGCGGGTTCTGGATCGTGACGTTGGTGCTCGCATCGATCGGTCCCGGTGGTGCGGCGGTGCCCTGGTGAACCGTCGGCAGGTCGGCCGGGTTGGGCAGCATCGACGAAACGTTCGGGATCATGCCGAACGGCAGCGCCGAACCGGTCGGGCCCGCATCAGCGGCCGCGCCCGGCTGCGTCATCTCCAATGCACCCGGAATGCCTTGCAGCAGACCGCCGGCGAACCCGGATCCCTGCGGGGTCCACTTGATCCCAAGAATCGCCTGGGCCAGCTTGACGACACCGAGCTCGCCCGGATCGGGGAACAGGTCGCCGAGTCCGAATGTGTCCTTGAGGAACTGCGACGCGATCGAACCGACCTCGCCGAGCGGCGAGTCGCCGCCGTCCTGGCCGCCGTCCTTGCCTTTGCGGGGCTTACCGCGTTTCGTCTCGGCGAGGTCGTCCTTGGCCTGGTCGCGTTCACGCTCCGCTTTGGCCAGCTCGGTCTTTGCGTCGTCGAGCAGACGTTGCGCGGTCGCGCGCTGTGCCGGCTTGGCCTCGTCGAGCTTGCGTTGCCGCTCCTCGACGAGTGCCCGTTTCTTGTCGACGGTGGCCTCGCGGTCGTCGACTCGATCCTGTGCCTCGCGAAGCTGTTTCGGTGTGCTCGGCTCGTAGCCGTACCCGCCGCCACCGCTGAGGCCGGACATGCCGCTCGCGGTGCCGCCGCCGAGCCCGCTGAGGCCGCCACCACCCGATGCGCCCTCGGCGTAGAGATTCTCGAGCGGTAAGAACATGTGTTTGTCGAACCCGGAGTCGTCGCCGCCCTTGGCATCCGAGCCGATCGTGAATACACCGTTGCTGCCGCCGGCCTCGGCGTGCTGGCCGTTCGTCAGCGTCATCGCCATGTGGCCGTCGTTGGGTGCGGGCCCTCGGTCGTACCACCCGACCGTCATCGCGCCGGGGCCGCCGATGCCCTCGCGGAACCCGAGCTTGCTGAGCCACTCGCCGGCGTTCTTGGTCGTCATCAGACCGCCGCCGCTGTCCATGCCGAGCGCCTTGAGGATGACCCGGGCGACCATGCCCGAGCAGTCGGTGCGGTTGCCCTGGCTGTAGCCGGTGCCGGCCATCGAGAGTGCGGCCTCGACGTCGGGCCCGTCGCCGACCACACCGCCACCGCGGTAGCCGGGCAGCATCGCGTGCAGCAGGGCCGCGGGGGGCACCCATCCGGCGTTGAGAGCGGCGACGACGGGTGCCCCGCCCTTGTCCATCGCGCCGGCCTTGACGACGCCCTCGCCGGTCGATACGAGCGCGGTCGGTCGGCCCTTGGTGTCGATGCCGAGGATCGAGTCGCTCGTGCCGGTCCCGGGCCCCCAGAGGACACCAGCGGAGGTGCGGCCGGCGACACCGCCGTCGCGCAGCCCGGCGAGGGTGGTACCGAGATCCTTGGCGACCTGCGCGCCGGGGATCTCGACGGGACCGATCTTGAGCGGAACCTTTTGCAGGACACCGCCCATCCACCGCAGCGGGCCCTTGACTGCGTTGATCACCGCGTCGAGCGCGCCCTTGACCACGCCAGCCAGGCCCGACCACACGCTCGACACGAAGTCGGAGACGCCCTTGAATGCGTTCTTGATCAGGTCGAATATCGGTTGCAGCGCAGACCATCCCGCCGAGAACGCTGACTTGATGCCCTCCCATGCGGGCACGATCGCGTTGTTCCATAGCCAGGTCGCACCGTCACCGATCGCGGAGAAACCGGCTTTCCACGCGTCCCAGATCGGCGCGACCACCGCGGCGGCGAGGCCGACGGCGAGCTGAAAGTCGTGCCAGATAGGCAGGAGCACGGTGTCGAACACGTACTTGCCGACGTCGGCGAGTGCGCCGAATGCAGACTTGATCGCATCGATCACCGGGGAGATCACCGACCAGGCCACAGAGATCGCGCCCTTGAGTAGGTCCCACGCGCCGACGAACACGTCCTTGATGAAGCTGGCGACGCCGACGAGGATCTCGGCGCCAATCTTGATGCCTTGGAACGCGATCTGTGCGGCCCGCTGGCTCGCGGTGAACGCGCGGATCATGATCGGCACGGTCACGCCGAGGGTCTTGATCGCGCCAAGGAGCACGCCGCCGATGACCATGCCGACGGCCTTGAGGATCGGCAGCGACTCGCGGAACGTCGCGCCGATCTGGCGGCCGAGGTCCGACAGCGGGCCCTTGAGCTTGCCGAGGTATTCCGAGAGCGCCGGCATGATGTACGTGCGGAACGCCTCGCCGATCGAGCCGAGCACGTCCTTGACCGGGCCGATCGAGGCACCCACATCGGCGAACATCGCCTTGAACGTGTCGCCGTACTGCTGTAGCCACTGTGGTCCCTCGCCGTCGACGATGCTGGTGAACCAATTGCCGATCGCGATGAGCGGACCGTCGATGACGTCGAACAGCTTGAGCTTGAACGCCTCCCACGTGTTCGAGAGGGCCTCGACGACACCGGGTAGCCCTTGCATTTGCGCGGCGGCCATCTCAGCGGCCGCGCCCTGGCGGTTGACCGCGGCCGCTGAGTCGTCCCACATCTGAGCGCCGCCCTTGGCCGCGATCATCGAGGCGCGCATCGCGTCGGATCCGAACAGAACCGCGGTGGCAGCTTGGAATTGCTCATCGGTCATGCGTTGCGACGCCGCGGCAACCTGTTTCATCATCGACTCGACGCCGACGAACTTGCCCTGGGCGTCGTAGAGCGAGAGACCGAGTTCCTCGATCGCGCCCTGCGCGGGCTTGCCTTGGTCGGTGATCGCCAGCAGCGATGTCTTGAGCATCGTTCCGGCGTCCGAGCCGTTGATGCCCATACGCGAGAACATCGTGAGCGCGGTGAGGGTGTCCTCGATCGAAACGCCGAAACCGGCTGCGGCAGAGCCGCCGGCCTGCATCGCGATACCGAGGTCGTGCACGTCGGCCGAGCTCGCGTTCGCTGAGGCGGCCAACAGGTCGGCGACGTGCGTCGCGTCAGTCGCTTTGAGCGAGAACATGTTGATCGCAGCGGATTGGATTTTCGCGGCCTCTGCGGCGTCGAGCTGGCCGGCGGTGGCGAGTTGCAGGGTGCCACGCGCGGCGTCCATTGCCTGTTGCGCGGTCATGCCGCCCTTGGCGAGTTCGAGCATCGCCTCGCCGGCGTCTTTCGTTGACACGCCTGCGAGGTGGACGTCGGAGCCGAGCGCCTTGGCTGCGTCGCGCATCGCGTTCATGCGTGCCGCGGTCATGTCCGCGGTATCGCCGGCCTGGGCGGTGACACCCGAGAACGCGTTGACGGTGCGCTCGAAATCGATGCCGGTGTCGAGTGCGCTCTTGAACAGTGAGCCGACCGCGGCGACGCTCACGACCCCGGCGATGCCGCCCATGAATGCGCCGCCGATCTTGCCGCCGATCCCGCCGGCGAGCGACGTGAGACCGCCGCTCTCGCCTTGCATTCCGGCGCGGAACCCGCTGAACAGGCCGCCGCCCTTGCCGCCGGCTCCACTGGCTCGGCGACGCGCGTCGGCGAGCTCCTGCTCGGCGGCCTTGGCTTCGCGGGTGGCCGCGGCCTCCTGGCGGCGGGTGGTCGCCACCTTGGCCTCGGCGCTCATCGCGTTCGTGGCGGCAGTGCGGGCCCGCTCGCGGGCCGTGCTTACTTGCCGCTCAGCCGTTTCGAGTTGCTTACTCGTGGCCTTGCCGCCGTCGCGAAGCTCTTTGAGTCGACGCTCGGCAGTGCCGACGGCCGATGCCCGCGATCCCGCAGTTTTCCGTAGGTCGTCGAGTTTCTTCTCGGCGATGCGGGCTTGATTCGCCGCGTCGGCGACCTTTTCGAGGGCGGCCTCGTGGCTCTTGGCGGCCGAGGCCACAGCGTTCGCCGACGCCTTGAGGCCTGCGCCGACGTTGTTGCCGATGTCGAGGCCGAGGCTCTTACCGAACCCGCCGAACGACTTTCGCATCGAGGCGTTGACCTTGCGGTCGATGCCGTCGAACGACGGGATCACCGGTAGCGCGTAATAGCCGATCGAATCGATCGCCACCGGTCACCGCCTTACGAGGTCGCAAACGACGTGTCTGCTCTCTCGGGCGGGTGTGGTGGGTGAAGTGGGGGAGTGTCAGGTGATGGTGCGCGGCGCGCGGTCTATGAGACGCACTCGCTTTGGATCTTCTCGCCGGCGTAGTCGGCGAACTCGTTGAGATCGTCGACGACCGGGCACAGTTCTTCAAGGCGTGCGTAGGCCTCGTCGCCGAGGATTACGGCGATCCCCTCCAAGTGGTTACCGCGGGCGAATTCGCGCGCTGCCTTGGTGGGCCAGCGACCGCGGCGCTTGGGGAGTGTGAATGTCTGGCCTTTCCATTCGAGCGTGACAACGGCCTTGTTGAGCGCTTCACGCTCGGCGGCCGCCGCTGCGGCATCGTCGGCGTCCAGGTCCTCGCCGACGATGGGCGTGAGGTGGTCGACAGTTGCGGTGCTGTTCTTAGCCATTCGGGTCGGTCACTCCTAGTTCGCGTTGACGGTTTGCGATCGCCTCTTGCATTGCCGCGGGCAACCCTGGCGCGTTCGCCGGTGGTGGGGTTTCCTCCGGCGTGTAGTGGGCCGCTCGATCCCTCAACTTAGCCACATGAGCCGCTTTCGCTTGCATAGCTTCGATGGCCTGCTGGCGCTCTTCGGGTTTGAGGGGACGGCCGGGGTAGATCTGGCCCGTTAGTGCCTGATAGACCGATGCGCCAATGTAATCGGGCTCGGTCCATACATGCCGGCCATGGTTGTTGGCGATCGCGACGGCCGAGGTCGCTTGGGCCCGGCGTAGATACACCCAAACCTGTCTGAGAGTGAGCTCGCCGCGGAACCGATCGAGGTAGTTCACCCCGAGTCGTTTGAGGTCGAGCTCGACGTCGGCCTCGTGGTCGTCGAGGAGGTGCAACAGGTCTGGGATTCCGCCGAACCACCGGTCGACTGAGGTCGGTGTCTCAGGCAGCGGGGACACGCCGACCGCGTCGGCCATCGCGTCGGAGAGTTCTCGGTAGTCGTCGAGGATCGGGTCGGTGCTACCGATCGACTGGCCGGCGAGTAGCTCGTCGACCGCGGCGACCCATTGCTCGTTGCGAATGAGCCTGAGCGGCCAGCGTTCTAGCGCCAGCGGTACGCGGATCTTGTTGCCGCGGAACCAAACCGTCGCATCGGTAGCACCGAGTGCCTCTAACCGAGCGGCTTCGCTCGGCACTGCCTACAGGCCGAGCTTGTCGACTAGCTCGGGCTTGGTCAACGATTCGAGCTCGGCCTCGGTGTAGCCGGTGCCGTCATCGTGCTTGACCTTGCCGTGCGCGTACGCATACGCGACCAGGTCGGACTTGTTGGCGTTGCGGGTCGGCACCGCGGACTCGACGGGGAGCTCGCCGAGCACTTTACCGTCGCCGTCGACGACCTCGGCGGCGTCGCCCTCCTGGCCCTCGGCCGGCTCGCCGACGACCTGCTCGGGGTAGTCGGCCGGGGCGACCTGGGTCACCGCGGCACCCGATCGGCGTGTGGTCGAGGGTACGAACAGGCCGTCGGATTCGGCTGTCTCGTCGACGAACTCGACGTCGCCGCGTTCCTTGAGCACCTTGGCCGATGCCTCGTCGACCTTGAACACCGATCCCTCTTGCCGGCCCGGGAGTGCCTTTTTTGCCTTGACTGTCTGCACTGTCGTTCTCCTGTTCTGGTGGTTACGCGATGTGCGTAATGTGCTGGTCAGGCGGCCTTTTGGGCGGCGTAGAGTTCGCGGTCCGAGTTCGGGAACACGTCGACCTCGATCTCGCGCGGCGATGCGTTGCCCTCCTGATCGGTGACCGTCTCGCACCAGAACCGGCCGGGCATCTTGGAGATGAGCCGATTGACACCTCCGGCGGCTGTGCGCTTCTCGACTGCGAACCACGCGTAGAGCGCATGGGGCACAACGATCGAGGTGTCGGTCGAGCCGGGCCAGATGATTGCCTGGGTGGCCGGGTTGTCTTCCAGCGCAGAGACCTTGGTCGTGTGGGAGAAATCCTTGTCGGCCACGATGATCGTGCCGTAGCCCCACGCGGGGATCTTCTGAGAGTCCCACTGGCGACTCTGCTCGATACCGGCATCACCGACCAGCAGGCCGAGGAATTCCCACTTGCCGGTCGTGGTCACGAACGGATCCGTCACCGTGGCAGGGATATCGGCGGTGGGCAGCGTAGCGGCCCGGTAGATCAGGACATCGGCCTCGGCCCACAGGCGAGAGGCCACATTGGCGGGGTTGCCGGCCATTGGCGTTGCTCCTAGCTGGTCTAGTGATCGATCATCGGGACAACGGCCGGCAAGGTGAACGAGGCCAGGTCTGCACCTGTGTCCGAGTCCCGTGCTGACACGAACGCCGCGCCACCGCGCCGGATTGTTGCCATTCCATCGGGCAAGTGCGAGCGAAGATAGCCATCCGCGAGCGCTGCGACCCGCTTGGCGAGTCGAGAACCGCGGGCACGCACCAGGATCCGAATGGTTGGGTCGCGTTTGATGGGGTATTGCACGGGTCCCCCGTCATCGCTCACGGTGACGAGGGGCGGGTCGGTTCGTAGGGACCAATCATCAGGTATCCCGTCCTCGGCATCCTCGACGCGGCATTGCCCGCCGAGTTCGGCGACCGTGGACGGAAGAATGAAAAACTCGCGCAGCGACGCCATTACGGCGGGCACCGGGTCAGCGTGAACTCTCATCGGATATCCCAACCGAGTTCGCCTGCCGCCTTGGTGGCCGCGCCGTTCTTCGCTTGGTCCTCAGCGCCGACGACGACGGCCGACACGGTGCGGTCGGTGGTGTAGTCCTCGACGTGGCCACCGGCGCGCGAGGCACCTTTCTCGGCGATGCCGTGGATGAACGCCTTGAGGCCGGGATCGTTCTTCATGATTCGGCCGATCGCCTTGCGGTCGGCGACAAAACCCTCTTTGCGGGACCGGCGCGGTGGCATTATGTGCGCCCTCCGCCGTGGAATTCGGCCAGCACGACGAGCTGGCGACGCTCAACCCACTGCGACTCTTGCCGTTTGACCAGCGCGCGGCACTCGCGATCGCGCACGATCAGCCAGTCGCCGTCACGGATCGGTGCGTCGAGGGCGTCGAGGTCCAGGACCACAGTGAAGTCGGCCTCGACGCTCGGGCCGGTACCGCCGAACCTCACGCGGGCATCGCCGGGCAGCACGGCGCGGGCGGTGAGCGGGATCGGGTCGCCGTCGGGCTCAACGATGCCGTCGTGCCGACGTCCGGCGGGCACCACGACGACCTGTTCGCCGAGGCTCACGTCGGCGGCCCAACGTCCGAACACGCGGACGTGGCTGGCCCGGCCGAAGTCGTCGTAGTGGGTCACACCCGGGGTGGTGAGCTCGAATAGGCGGCCCTCGTGGCGTACCGCGGCGGTCGACTCGAGTGCCTTGGTGTCGTCGTCGACGGGCAGCGCCCCGCGGGCCTCAAGGGTCGCGATCGTTGCGCCGGCGAGTTCCTCAGTGCCGCCGGTGACTTGCCAGGACGCGTCGGTCTTGGTGACGGTGCGCTCGGTCAGCACCGGTCGGCCCCATCGGTCGAGTGCAGGCGGGTCGGCGGGTTCGCGGATGACCAGCTCGACGGTGTCGGGGCCGAGGGTGGAAAGCAGTTGCGCGACGCTACGCATCGGTTACCACCGCCTTGGGCCGCAGTCAGTGAATGCGACATCGAACGGCTCGAATGTGGCTTGCGGGAGCGCAGACGTCGACAGGCCGAGCGCGATCAGATGCCGGTCATCGAAATCGAGGAGCTTGGCCGCGTCGGCGTAGGTGATCGAGGTGGTTCGGCTGTCGGTCTGCGTCATCACCTGGCGCACCCGCGGGTCGTCGAGGCCAGCCGGGGACAGTACCGACGAAACTACGTCGTAGGTGATGAGTCTCGCCTGAACGGCGAGCGGGTCGTTGGTCGACAGGCCAGGCAAGCGCGCAGGGTCGCGAATCCAGTCGGCCGCGGCCTGCACCAGGAGCTCGACGAGGGATCGTTCGCCGGCCGTGAGCACGCGCGGTGCGATCATCGCCGCGAACTCATCGACCGTCAGGAACGGTTGCGTGGGGTCCACTCGTCGAGCTCCTCGGTGTGGCTATTCGCTGGTGCTGTCGTGCGGGCGGGCGACGGCTTCCTGTAGCTGGCTCTTGGTCATCTCGCCGGCCTGCTCCTCGGTCACCGCGCCGACCTTGACCGCGTAGGCCTTCCAGACGTCGAGCGTTGCGCTCTTGGCGGGCCGACCGTCGCCGAGTTCGGCACCACTGGCCTGTCCTGCGTCCCCGTTGACGCCGGGGATCGCCTGGCCCTCTGCGAGATTCGCCCCGCCGCCTCCGCCCACGACTGGGTCGCCAACGGTGACGATCGGCCCATCGACAGGGAGGCCGGCGGCCAGGTCGTCGCCGGGCGGCACGTCGGCGGCCTTGGCGAACGGTGCTGGCACCGCGCGGCCCCCGATGTACGTGGGGACAGCGAGGCGTGCGGCCTCCGATTTGGACAGCGCGACCTTGTCGCCCCGCTTGTACCGGCGACGCACAGCGTCGTCGCCGTCGCCCTCGATGCGGTGGAACGCCGAGGCGACTAGGACGTAGGTGCCTGCCTTGGCGGCGCTCACGGGGTCACCAGTCCCGTCAGCCAGAGGCCGGCCTTGGGCTGGTCGAGCGCCATGACGCGCTTGTGCGTCATGTCGGCGCGCCAGGTCTCGGTGGGGCCACCGTTGGGGCCGTTGCCTTCCGGGTAGAGGCCGGTCATTTCCAGCGGGCGCGTGTCGGAGTAGAACCCGATTACCTTGGTCTGGCAGAGCAACAGGCGATCCTCAGGGAATGACATCGATCCGATGATCTTGCGACCGAGGATCGTGCCCGGAAGCTGGCCGGTCAGCAGTGGGGTGTCCCCGGCGATGTTCCCGTTGTAGACCTTGAGGAACTTCTCGTTGTCCAGCAACACCGGCAGGATGCCAGGGTTGAGAATCACCGCGTCCGGGTCGAACCCGGCCCATTCCTCGGCGCTGGCGACGTCACCGTTCGGCGTGGCGAACGTGATTTCCTTGATGCCGAGCGCCAGATCGATTCGCGGGTTGCCGTTGGCGGTATCCCACGCCGCAGCGACCGGCATCGTCGGCACCGCGTTCGACAGCAGCAGGGCCCGCAGAGCGCGATCGTTGGCACGCTTGAACGTGTTGCGCAGCTGAGTCATTTGCGTGTTGACTCGACCGATCCTGTTCTCGTCGCGCATTTCGCGCGAGATCCGAACGGCGAGACCCTTCTTGTTCGCCACGGCGACGCGGGGCACGCCCATCTCGCCGTAGGTGACGGGGATCTCGGCGAACTCGGCCACATCTTCGACGTCGCCAACGAGGAATGTCGGCTCGCCCTCGGTGTAGCCGACCAGGCCCGACGGGTTAGGGCCCTCGTCACGAAACACGGTGTCGGTGATGAAGATGTTCTTCATCAACTCCATCTGCTTAGTGGGCACCATCATCGGCGACCCGATCAGGTCGGCTACGGTCGTGCGCGGACCGTCCGAGATGCTCACAACTCCGGTCTTAGCCATCTTGGCGCTATCTCCTTTATCTCGACCGCGGTCGCTAGATCGCCAGCCGAACGAGGCCGAGCGGATTGGTGGCGACGACAACGCCGCCAGGCTGAGTGCACCGGCCGACGATCGTCCGGGCGTCCGGGGTGGCACCCGCGGGGGTCACGGTGCCGTTGGCCGCTGCGATCAGGAGATCACCCTGATTCGCGTTGGCGGCGTACACCATTGGCACCTCGTCGCCGTCGTAGGCGACAGCGACGGTCTGCGGGAGCACGACGGTGTTGAGCACCGGCCGCCCCTGGCCGTCGGTGGTTGCCTGAGTGTTGACGTCCTCGGGGGCGATCGCGTCGGTCAGCGCGACGCCCGCGGGGCGCATGGTGGCGGCTGCCCACTCTTGAATGCGGCCGCCGGCGACGTATTCGACGCCGCGGCCGCCTCGAACGAACTTGCCCGCGGCCGGCGAGTATGTCCGCGGCCCCGTCTTGGTGACCTGAATAGTTCCGGGCATTGTGCTGTCTCCTCCTCAGATTCCGTGTGGGCCTACAGGTCCCACGCCTTGTATGCGGGGAGATCAGTAACCTCGCCGCCCTGGCCGCCGCTACCGGCCAATGCGACCGGGTCAAGTGAGTGACCGAGCTCGGTCATCGGCACCGCGGTCTCGGGCGGAATGTCGGCGAGGAGCTTGGTGGTGCCGACCTCGTCGGCCCGCATGAGAGCCACGAAATGGTCCTTGCGTGCCGGCGGAATCTTGCCCAGGCTGATCGCGGCATCGACAGCGGCAGAGATCCGCTGAGTTTCGAGCGCTGCGTGCGCCTGTGCGCCGAGCTCGGAATTGGTGCGCATCGTCGCCAGGGTGCCGGGGTCGACGAGCGTGAGCCCGACCGCTGCCGCGGCCTTGGTGGCTGCCTCTACGGCGGCTGCATCCGGTTCGGTCGGCTTGCCGTCGGGCGGTGCGCCCTCACCGGAGCCCTTGCCCTCGTTGATCTTTGCGATCACGTCCTCATCGCTCGCATCCTCGGGGAGCCCGAGAGCGTCGAGGACTGCCTTGTTGGTCGCCACGGCGGCCTCCTCCTTCGGTACGGGGCCACCTTCGGGCCCGTCATCAGCCCGCGCCGACGGCGCGGGAGCGGCCTGGCGGCCGGGGTACTTGAACATCGCTGCGACCTTGGTGATCGCCGCCGTCGCGGCGGCCTCGACCTCTTCACGCTTGCCCGACTCGTCGATCTCGGTAGCGAGGCCAGCGTCTTTCGCTTCGGCTGCGGTGTACCAGGTTTCGCGCTTCATGGCCCGGGCCCAATCGGAGACCTCCCCGCCGGCCCGGTCTGCATAGAACGCGGCCATCGAGCCGTTGAGCTTTTCCAGCGTCTTACCTGCGGCGATGAGCTCCTCGGCGGTTCCCATCAGCCCGCCGCGCGCGTTATGCACCATCATCTGGCCGTATTTGGACATGACGACCTTGTCGCCGGCCAACGCGACGAGCGACGCGGCACTCGCCGCCGCGCCGTCGACGTAGGTCGTGGTGCGCCCGGGGTGGCGAATGATCGCGTTCGCCAACGTGATCCCGTCCCACGCTGAACCGCCCGGCGAGTTGATCCGCACGGCGAGCTCGGTGTCGTCAGCGAGCGCCTCGATCTGGCCGACGAGGTCATTGACATCAACACCGCCGAAAAACGGGTCGGCACCGATGACGTCGTAGATGTGCAACGTGATCTGTTCGGTTCCGGTGTCTGCCTTGGCGGTCGGCTGCGACCACTTGAACCATGCTCGGCTGCTCTCAGGCACCGGTGTCCTCCTGTGATGGGTCGGGGGCCGGCGCAATCGAGTGCGCCGGGTCGGCCGGGGGTAGAGCGGGCTTCGGCTTGCCGGCGGGCGGCTCGGCGTCGGGGTCGCCCTCGTCAGGCTTGGCGGGGAGGTCGAGCACCTGTCGCAAGGATCGCTCGATGCGCAGATCGGGTGCCAGGAGCCCGGCCTCGACGAGCATCTTGAGCGCTGCCGCGGTGGCGTCCTGCTGTGAGCCGATGGGCGAGAACACGATCCGCGGGCAACGGGTGTCTACGCCGAAATTCAGGTCGACGAGATCCTCGATGATGTGCGCTTGGATGATCTCGGCGTAGTAGGCCGCCGCGGCGTTGAGTGCCTGCACGAACGGGCGCTCTTGGACAGCGGCCAGGGCGTAGGAGCCACCGCCGTCGAGGTTCAAGAAATGAGCCAGGCCAGAGAGCGCGATGGCCTTGTCGTGGTAGACGATCGATGCGCGAATGTCGGGGAGGTTGCCCTGCACACCGAGCAGTGAGAGCGACTGGCCTTGTGCAAGGCCGACACCCGAGTGCAGGCCGCCGCGGAATCCGCTCGCGATCCGCTGCATCGCCGCGACCTCTTTGGGATCGTTCGGCTTGCTCGCGATACCGACCGGCACACCCATGCCGTTGCGTCGGGCGACGGCAACCTCGATCTTGAGGAGTTCGTTCTTGAGCAACCAATGCTTGTAGCTCGATCGGAGGACCGAGCGCCCCTGCCAGTGACCAGGGCGCTTGTTGCGCGAGTAGACAACGAGCCGGTTGATCGGGATCTCGGTCGGATTGATCCCGTAGAGAATGTGTTTCGTCGCCGCTGGCGCGAATTGGGTGATCGAGTCGAGACCGCCGTCGAGGGCCGTGTCGAAACTCTTGATCGTCCATTGCGGTCGGGGGCCGAGCTTGCGCAGCACCGCGCGGCCGTCGGCCTCGCGGCGGTAAACCTGTTCAAACACAGCATGACCGAACTGGGGGACCGGGCTGGCGACCTCGCGCAGATGCGCCATGAGGGAGAACCGGCCCTTGCTGCGGCCCGCATCGTCGACGGCATCCTCGCCCACAACCGGTATGCGCAGGCACCGCGAGATGAGCTGAACCGCTTCCGGTGGCGCGCCGTTCGGGTCAATTCGCCACTTCGCCGAAACGATGGGTAACGAGATCGATTCGAGCAGGGACGTCACCCGAGAGTCGTCGTTGTCCATTTCGAGGTAGACGTTGACGGCTTCGGGCCATTGGAGCTGGGGGACCTTTTCGAACGGATCCCAATCGATCCACGAGTTGCCCGCCGCGCCATTGCCGTTGACGTATCCGCGTTCGCCCATGGGCATCGCGGTTTCGACACGAGCGGTCGCCGCGGGCCGGCGCAACCCGGTTGTGGGCGCGCCAGCAACGACCCGCCGCGCGACAACGTGCCGCGGCCGGGTAATTACAACCGTGTCATTCGCACCCATCGGTGCCTAGGTTGACAGGTCCCAATCCGCAAAGTGGCTACTTGTCGTCGCGAATTCTGCGAGCTCATCGTGCGGTCCAACGTCGTTACCGGCCACCGGAAGCGCCGCGGGCACGTCCTCCTCTGCGAATTCGAGCACGCCCCACAGCGCCAACATGAACGCCACGACCTGCGCAACCGAACCCTCTTGGGTGTCAATCACCTCGTCGCCGCGCGGCAATTTGCGCATCGCGGCCTGCTCGATTCCCTCGCGGATGATGGGCTGATCTGTGTGGCAGATATCCCCCGAGAACGCGTGATCGATGAATAGCGTTGACGCGGTCGCGAACTCGTTGAGCGACGTAACCCGCAGGTCGAACCCGAGCCGGCGCATCGTGGGCACGAGGTCGACACCGGGATCGTGGCCCTCGATGATGATCTCGACGGGGTCGAGCATCTGAATCACAGTCAGCAGGTAGCGGGCGGCCTGGCCGATGTTCATCTTGGCGTATTTGCCGAGCTCTAGCGCCACGTGGCCATCGGTGGTGCGCTGGCCGGCGGCGAACGCCCACCATTGTTTGTCCTGCGTTCTGCTGATTGCGATCACGACCTGACCGACGAGCACGGCATCGAGGCGCGTGAGCGGCACCCACACCTCCTCGATCGGAATGATCGGCTCTCGGCTCTCCTGAGTGGTCGGCCACTCACCCCAACCGAGATAGTCCGCCTCCCACAGTGCGACGCCGGCCGCGTTGATGCACAACACCTTGCGGATTGCGTCGATATCGCGGTCTTTCGAGATGACACCATGCGACGGCGATGCCAGCCGCCACAGCTCCCGGTCGAGTCGGGCCTCGGCACGCTCGCGCTCATCTTTCGGCGGCGGCGGCGCACAGTACTCCGAATACCAGAGATCAGGGTCGACTTTGGCGGGGTCCTGGTGGCCGGCCATACCGCGATCACGAACACCGGTGAAGATGTGGCAGTAGGGATGAATCGATGCGACCGGTGCCGTGCTCGTGTAAATCGTCTGCGCGTTCGGGCTCGCGATCTGCGCACCGGCCAGCGCGGCGACCTCGGCTTCGGTGAGGTTGTAAGCCTCGTCGAACACCACGAGGTCGATGCGGTCCATACCGCGACCGAGGTCGGTTGACCGGACACCGCAACGGAAATGCGCGATCTTGCCGCCGCGCGCACGGATTTCTAGATCGCCGCGGCCCTGCGTCCCACCGGTTTTCGCGATGATCCGCCCGAGCAGATCGGGCCGGCGCTCCCCGTTGTCGTCGAGCTGGCCGAAGTTCTTCTCGATGATCTCGACGACTCGCGCGAACACCTTGTCGGCCGTCTTGCCACGCTGCGCTGAATAGACGACGTCTTCGCCGAGATAGACCAGCCCGTACAAGATCCGCCAGATCATGATCTCGGTCTTGCCCTGCTGGCGGGTGTCCACGAGACACCCATCGCGGTGCAGCCAGAGACCGTCGTCGCGGCGGGCCGTTATCCCACGGAGCTCGAACCATTGCCACGGCATGACGCGCGAGCCGGTAACTCGCGATGCGAATTTCGCGGCCTCGACGGACACACTGAAGTCGGCACGCTCGAACTCAGGGTGTGCCGAGTGATACCTCGGGTCCTGGGGGCCGTCGAGCCGAGGCCAGTACCCCACCCACAGTGGCGGATCGGCGTGGTCGTCGCGGTTCGCGGGCCCGGAACTCGCCGGCTTGGTCTCCGGTTTCTTCCGAGCCCGGCGCGGCTTAGTCGAGGTCGAGGTCTGCGTCGGGGTCCGGCTCATCGTCCGATCCATTGGAGGGGCTCGGCGGCAATTGCGCACGCTGCCTGGCGATGTCCGCGAGCAGCGACGCGAATAGCTTGGCCTGTTGCCGTTCCTCGGAGACCGCAGCGTCGACCTTGAGCGTGAGCTCGATGTAGAACGCTTTGCGATCGCCCGGAGGTGTCTCCCCGGCCAGTATCCGGCCGAGACCGAGGCTCATCATCGCGCCGGCGTCTCCGCGCAACGTGCGGTCGAGTGTTTCCAGGCGATCGGCTACACGACAGGCTTGCTCGACGAGGAGCTTGATCCCGCTGGGATCCGTTTCGCGCCACAAATCTGCCCGCAGATTGGCCCCGGCGGTCGGTTTCCACCGTTTTGCCGCCGATGTGCGCCGTGAGGGTGCCGAAACAGCCTGTCGTGCACCGGATTTCGCCCGCTTCCGCGGGCTCGTTTTGGCTTGTGGCGCAACGTTTTTCGGCTCGGGCGGACTACTCGAGTTCGATCGGGCTGCCATCTAGGCCGCCCGCCGCGCGAAAAATCCGGCCCCGCAAAAAAAATGACTACCGCGCCGGCAGTCAGGCCACCCCGCCCCCTCAGGAAAATCGGGGGTGGGGGGGTGTGACCGCGCCCACGCCGCGAGCCGACCGCATAACCGCAGGTCAGAGGCTTGCGCGGTGGTCCTCATGGTATGCCTGGCGAGCGGTCGGTCGGGTTGACCTCGCCGCGATCGTTGATGAGCACCACCTCGGGCGCACCGATGAACCTCGACCACCGCACAAGCGGGACGTCGCAGGGCTCGTATCCAGGCGGAACCGTGTAACCCTGCGACTTGGCCCATTGCGGATGCATGGTGATCCGACCGTGGCAGCCTGTTGTGCCCGAGCCACATACGAGCATCAGGTTGCCGAGTGTGCCTCGGCCACGCTGGCTCGCGTTCACTCGGTGGTGTGCGTTGTTGGCCCCGTACTTGCCGCATACCTCGCAACAGTGCAGTGCTCTCTCCCGAAGGTCACGCCGAACGGCTTGCGTCACAGTCGAGGATGACGATTGACGTTGTCTCACTGGTCGTGTCATCACGGACCCGGAAGTTCGCCGATGATCACACAGCGGTGACCACATGCGGAGCACTCGAACTCGGTGTGCCATCCGCAGATATGCCCCTCGATGTCGATGACTACCTGGGCTGTCCACCACTGGCCCCCGCACTTGGAGCACGTTTCGTTGGTCGACGAGGTCTGATCGGCGTGCGGTGTCCCGATGGGTATGACCTGCGCGAGTTCCGGTTTCGCGCACGGATGTGAGGGGTTGTCGTTCACAAGACCACCACCCGCGCGGGGGCCCATCTCGCATAGCTCGCACAGGATTTGGCTGTGCTTGGTGGTGAGTTGCGCGCCGCCGACCCATGCCGGGCTCTCGCCGCATCGTGCGCACTTCAGGCAGTCCGGGCACGTGAGCAGCGTGTGACGTTCACGCAGCCAGCCGCACGACTCGGCAACCCCCAACGCGTCGTTGGCGTCCTCGAACGCGCTGGCCTCGTCGTCGCCGTCGTAGAGCTGGCCGCAGACATCGCATTTCGCCTGGTAGAAGGTCACTGGCATTGCGGTCATGGGATCACCGCTGCGTTGATGGTCTCGACGATGTCTGTGGGGACGTTCCACAGGCCGAGTGCGCCCTTGCAGGGGATCGGTTCGGCCAGTGCCCGAGGGTTTTCGAGCACGAGGTGGGTGATGCGTCGACGCTCGCGGCCGCCGTGCTCGACGTAGCCGGATTCGCCCCACGGTGGGCAGCAGCGTTTCCCGTCGGGATGGACGTCGACCAGGTCCACGACGCCGATGATTGCGCCCATCTCGAACGGGTCGCGAGGCAGCGTGGTTCGGCCGTCCCACCATCGGTTGTGCTCCCGGAACGCGCTGCGCACCAGGAACGAATCCTCGCCGCGGTCAGACCAGCGGGCGCCAGCGTGGATGGCCAACGGGCCGCGGTAGGACCACAGTTGCGTACGGTTCTCGACACGCTTGCCGTGGAAGATCGCCCATGCCCACGGCTGTTGCACGGTCAACGCCTTCATCAGACGCCCACCCCGACCCACCAGTCGAGCGTGCCGAGGCGGTGAGCGTGCTGGTCGGGCCAGTAGGCCGGCGCGAGTCGCCAGCTCCACGTGCCGTTGAGCGCCTCGATCGTCATCACCCGCGGGCCTGTCTGCCCTAGCCGCCGTATGGACGTCTTGACGCCGCTGTAGGGCCATGGCTGTTGGCGTTGACTCTGCCACTCGACGATCTGATCGAACGTGTCGCCAGCGACGAGGATGATTCCCGGCACAGGGGTCCGCAGTCGGCCTGTGTAGCCGTATCCGGCGTTCTCCGGGTCAGGCTGGTCGGGCAGCCAGTCGGCCGGGATGCGCGGGTCACGTTCGGGCTGTAGCGTGCCGAGCTCGCCGAGCGACGTCACATAGCGAGCCTCACCGGTCAGCGGGTGACGCCGAATCTCGATCAACACACGGTCTCGTTCGGTCATCGTCTGACCTCGATACCGCGGCTGCCGTTGCAGGGGTTGGCGGGGTTCGCGCTGCACGGTGTGCCGACAGGCTCAGCGTGGAATCCGTACGGCTCGACTGCGCACGTGTGCTTGCCGGCCTGGTGTCCTTCGACGTGAACGTAATCTCGGCTGAACGCCAGGATCGCGATCCGGTCGTCACAGTGCTTGCAGGGTTCGGGTTCTGCGCCTCGGATGGTCACTCGTCCGCCTCCTGTGTCTCCTCGCCGATCTCGCCGTCGGTGTCGACGTGCTCGGCGACGAACGTCAGCGCCAGGTGGCCGCTGTACTGCTCGTACGCGGCGTAGCTGTAGACCGCGGGCCCGGTGATCACCCAAGGGAACTCGCGCCCTCCGATGAGCGGCTGTGAGCCGGGGGCATGGTGGAACTCGGCCGGGTACGCCTCCAGATCGAGCACGAGGATCGTCACCTCGACGAGATACAAGCCCGACGGGGTGCGCGTGAACTTCGCGCCCTGCTCGGTGATGAGCCACGGGAACGGTTCGCCGTCGACGTCGAACCGGTGCTCATCGATCTCGCCCTCGACGGGAACTACGTTGGCGTTGTCGCAATGGCACCGGTGCCGATACACCACGGTTCGAGCGATCGGCGTGATCATCAGCCGAGCACCTCGCGGATAGCGGTGTTCAAGCGGTCGGCCAGCGTGCGATCGTTGAGGTCGCCCTCGACGATGCGGTCGGCCACCGCGACGAGCTTCGCGGGGACTTTCGTGCCGGGTGGGACCACCGCAACGATCGGCTTGTCGAGCATGATCGAAAGGCCAAGCTCCACAGCGAATTTCACGTCTGTCGGGCCATTGGGTACCAAGCTGATCGAGGCGGCCGAGTCGCGCAGCTTCGGAATCAGCTCGGTGCGCACGCGTCGGGCGTAGTCGCGAAACTCCGGGGTGTCGAACGGATCGTCGGTGTCGGGCACGGGGTTACCTCCTAGTGGTGGGAATAGCGGGAAGCGGGCGACGAAGGCCTCGGCGAGTACCCGGGCGATCGCGAGACGGTTGGGGCCGGGGTACGGACCGGCAAAGCCCCGAGTGAGCGCCACGAGCTCCTCGGTGCGCGTGAGCATCATGATGTCCCCGTGGGGAACGAGAGCAGATGTCGCGGTAGCGGTATCGCCTCACCATTGGTGCCGAACAGCAACGGCGGCTCGCCGAGGCGAACCACCTCGTGAAACTCGTAGAGCTCGCGCACGGTGTCCGGTTTCGAGCGGATCGTGGCGGCGTCGACGTTGCCGGTGCGCGCGGTGGTCTGCGTCCAGCACGGGCGGCCGGGGAGGGCGTAGTGCCAGCCGCCGGCGTCGACGCCGAACCATGCGTAGTAGGCGTGCCAGCATCCGGGCCCGTCGCATCGCCAGATCGCGCCCCGTTCCTGCGGGCCGAGCACGCGCACCATGCGGGGTGTGGGCAGCTCGACGGCGGCCATGGGCACGCCGATCCCGTTGCGCCTCACTGGTTGAGCGCCTTGTCGAGCGCCGCGAGTGCCTCGTGGTAGCCGTCCATGAACGGGTAGCCACACACGATCTCGTCGCGATCGAGGAGGAGGATCTCGGGGCTGTTCTCGACGTCCTTGAGCGCCTGGGCGTAACCCTCGGTCCGCTTGTCGATCACCAGGACGTGCGCGGCCAGCTCGCGGGCCTTGGCGCTCACGCGGTCAAGCTGGCCAGGTGAAATAGACGAGGTCGCCGAGGAGTGCTCGGGTGTCGGTGTACTCGTCGAGCCCGTTGAGGTGGTCGGGGTTGAGTGCTGGTCGCTGGTCGTCACGTGAGCCATCTCCTCGTTGTTGGTTACAGGTGCGGTGCAACAGGCGGTTTGCGGTGTTGCCTGCCGTGCCGTGTTGCGCTCGGGGCCGTTCGTGATCGGCGCACAGAACGCCGCTTGTGCGGTCCCCGCGGGCTACTGCCTCGGCGTTGTAGTCCCAATTCCGCGTGGGATCGCGGAACATCTTGCGGGCGCACCACCAACACGGAGTGCCGTCAATGTGCCTGAGTAGCAGGCGATCTCGGTGCACTTGGTGGTCGTAGCCGAGGCCCTTTTGCGTGGTGCTCTTTCGAGGCCTCGGGGTGGTGTTGGGCACAGGGTGAGTGTGCAAACGCGAGGGGACAGGCCCGGGGTTGTCGCGCCGAGTCGGCCTCGAGCGTTGTAAACGAATACTTGACAAGATCGAGCGTGTAAACGTATCATTTACAACATGCAGATCGAGGACAGCGCCCGCAAGCACGGCATTACCGAAGCCGCCATGCTGCACGCGGTCGCCAACGCGCTCCGCATCATCGAGCAGGAATACGACGGCGAAATCCGTCAGCTCGTCATCGGCCCGGACCAGTCCGCCCGCCTGCTCGAAATCGTCGTCGTCACCGATGAGCCCGTGCGGATCATCCACGCCGACGTATGCCGCCCGAAGTTCTACGACTACCTGTAAGAGGGGTGATACCTATGGCTACCAAGCACACTGAGAAGACCGACGTTGAAAACTGGCTCGACAACCTCGAAGTCGATCCGGCCAAGGCGCGCGACGCTCGACACATGCGCCGCATCGCCGCCGCTGCCAAGGCACTCGACGGTGCAGAGGCTGAACTGAACGAGGCGGTGACCGAGGCACGCGAGGCCGGCGACACCTGGGCGATGATCGGCACCGCGCTCGGCATCAGCCGACAGGCTGCCTACCAGCGATTCGGCAAAGTCGCACCGTGACAGTGCGAGAGGCGGCGGTCCGCCGAAGCGCCGCCAGTAACGGCCTTACGTCAGCTTGATTTGGCCGCGCTGTAGTTCGGCGTTGGCCTTCACCGGCACGCTGAACACAGTTCTACCCTCGCGTGGGGCTGATAGATCCCGGACGGGCTTTCGTTCGTCGGTGTCGTCGATCCATGTCGCCGTGGCCACTACGGCGTCGTAATCGCCGTCCGACAGTTCAATGAGACTCGGCTCGCGCTCGTAGGTGAGCCGATAGCGCGTGATTTGGTCGTTGATAAGGCGCATCGTGTTGTCGTAGATGCTCATGCCAGCCATCCTCTCATCGGCCACCACCGGGATCGCGACGATTGGGCCGCGGCTGCACTGGCCGATGTGCATCGACGAATCGCGGCGCAGCTCGGCGAGCCGGGCGGCGGTGACGTGCAATGCGCCGTCGGGGCCGAGCTCGTCGAGCCGCACCGGTGAGTGCTCGGCGCACACCGATAACGCGCTCACCATGCGCTGCGACGGTATCGGCGTCGGTTCCGGTACCACAGCATGGATTCAGCGGTCATCGGCCGAACGCCGATCGTCGTAGCTCGATGTACTCGCGCAGCGAGCTCACCTCGTCGAGGCCGACCGAGTGATCGACGCATACCGCGTACCCGGCCACGATGGTCTCGGCCTTGCGGGTCTGGTCGCCGATGTTGACGCACACGCAGCAGTGCACCGGGTTGAGGTCACGCGCATCGAGACCGGGCAGCCTCATGACTCGACCCGCACGAGCTCGTCGGGCTTGTACGAACGGAACTCGTCAGGAACGCGCTTGGCGGCGTCCGGGTGTTTCGCGTCGGCCTCCACCTTGACCTCGCCTGTGGGGAACACGTGCCGCACCCGGTAGACGCGCTTGCCGCGGCCGATCCGCACGAGGTCGTTGATTCGGTACCGGCGGCTCATGCTGGCTCGTCTGGGGCAGCGTGGCGGCCGACCTCGGGGGCCGGTTGCGGGGTCACGACCCACGCGTAGCCGCCGCCGGTCATCGCGACGCGCTTGAGGCTCTCGACGGGCACGCCGAGCTCCTGGGCGAGCTGCTCGGGCATGACGTCGGCGTGGTGCACCGCGCCACCGAGGTCCTCGGGTGCCTTGCCGAGCTCCTGGGCGACCTCGGCGCGGGTCTGACCGGGCAGCATGCTCGCGATCTCGTCGCGGGTGAACTCCTGGCCCTCGGCGACCCAGTCGCGGCCGTGCATCTGCGGGGGCCCATTGGGGATCTCGACCTTGCCGTTGGCCGGTGGGAGCGTGAACCCGTTACGGGCATCGGCGCGGGCCCGCATCTCGCGCACCGCGGCGAGCTCCTCGGCGGTGGCCGGCCGCTCATGAGTGGCGATCGGCGTCTCCTGAGCGGCCGCGACGCAATGTTCACACGGCTCGTCGGGCTCGGTGCGCTCGCGCGCGGCGTCGGCTCGCCGCACGATCGCCTCGCCGACCTCGGGAGGAACACTCTCGCGATACGCCTTGGCCGCGGGTGTGCCGAGCGATGACCGCTCGATCAGGTCGTCGATATCCCGATTGCGCGCACGATCACGCGCCATGCGATGAATCCGGGTCACACCATCCGGTGAGGTGGTCGTCACGCGGGCGGCGGGCCCGGCGACGCGACGATCCTCGACGTTGGGCTCGGCCGGCGTGAGCGTGATGCGGCACCGTGCGCCGAGTGCACCGCGGACCTGGCGCAGCACCTCGACGAGGTAGGGCAATTGGTCGTCGTCGGCCTTGAGTGTCGTTGTAGTGCTGAGCTTCTGGCCGAGGGCCTCGTCGTCGAGCGGTATCTCGATCTGCGCGACGTAGAACCGGCCGGGCCGGTTGAGGAACGCGGCCCACTGGTCAGCGTGCGACACGTCGGGTGTGTCGAGGTTCGCCAGGTCGACGCGGGGTGTGAAGTGCTCGCGGTAGGCGTATTCGCCGGCGGGGTGTGCCGCGCGCCGGCGGGCCCGCTCGAGTTGTGCCTCGGCCTCGGCCACGGTGATCGGGCGGGGGCGTGCCTTGTGCTTGTTCGATTTACCCACGGGGGTCTCCTGATTGGTTGGGTTGGTGAGTGGTGACCGGGTTCGTGGGTGCGGTGGGCGCAGGTACGGGCTCCGTGCGACCCATCGCCATCATGGCCCGTCCTTGCCGGTCGAGAGCAGACACCGAGGTATCCGTGAAACCGGTTTGACGCCCACCGCGTTCGTCACCGTAGGGATCGCCGTCGGCGTTAGATAGCGCGTTGTCGAGCTCGAATTGCGGGCAGGCGCAATAGACGTGGCGTTCGTGCACCTCGACGATCGCCACGCAGACCGGTTGGTGCTCGTCGCGTGCGTGCCCGCACACGCACGGGTCGCTCACCTCCATTGGCGTTCGCGTCGGAGATCTTCGCGGAGGTTCCGCAGGCTGCCCCGAAGGTCATTGATGGTGTAGGCCGACTGCTTGAGGTAGCCGTTGCCGTTGTCAGCTACCGATCGCAGCCACCGGGCGACCTCGGTGTGTGGGTTCGGTCCGGTCTCAAGGATGTTCGCGCACTCGTGGAGCATCTTCGCTGTGGTGTCTGGCCATCCGATGTACAGGAATCGGGATAACCGGTGGTACTCAGGATCATGCGATCGCAGCTCGCGTGCGAGCGTCGTGATCGGGTGCCGCAAGTCGTGCAACAGGTCTCGGATCTTCATCGGTGGTGGTCTCCTCGGGATCGAATTCGGTGCACTCGCAGCGGGTCATGGTGTGGGGCCCTTCGCCTGGCTGGCAGCGAGTGCATGCGAGGCAGGCTTGCGTGGGGCTCCACCGTGAGTGTTGCTCGCGCGTATGACCGCACCAGCACGCTCGGCCGGCGCTCACAGCAGGCGGAGCGCGGCGGCGATGATGACCGCGGGCACGATCACGCATGCCGACGCGATCAGCCACAGGAGCAGGAGCCGCGGCCAATGTCGTTGGGGCTCGGGCTCGGGCATGATCGCGGCGTCGAACCGCTCGGCGGCCGCGTTCCACTCGCGCTGTAGCCTCTCCGCGTCGTCGTAGACGATGGTGCTGGCGACGTAGCCCCCACCTCGGCCACCGGCACCGCCCTGTGCGGTGATCTCGGCGGGGCGGCCACCACCGCCGCCAATGGTCACGAGCGTTCCGTTGATCAGGTAGCCGATCCGCTCCCGGCCCGGCGCTCCCAGCGCTGCCATGACCACGAAGGCATCGCGCCGGCGACGCTCGGCCTCGTCGTGATCGCGGCCGAGCCAGAGCATCCGACGGGCTACAAACATCTCGCGGTGGCCGGGCTTGAGCATTGCAGCGGGCCAGCATCCGCACGACAGGCGGTAGCCGAGATCCATGCAGCCACAGGGCCCGTCGCCGTGCTCACGGTGACCGCACAGGCCGCACCGGCGGATATCGATCGCGTTCACTCTTGAGCCATCCCTTGATGCTGACCCGAGCCGAGGCATGCCGGGCATGTGATCGAGTGATTGCCGACCTCGCGCGAGCCGAATTGGCCTGTCACACCGCGGCCCTGGCACGTCGGGCACGGCCGCACGTCTAGGAGCTCGCCCGTGGTTGGGTCGACGCCGGCGAGCCGCAGGATCTCGGCGTCGGTGCGCTGCGAGAGCCGGAACCATGACACGAGCGGCACGCACTCGATCGTCCACATGCCCACGAGCTCGTCGCGGTGCGCGGCGACCGGCAGCCAGAGGAGCTCGGTGGTGCGATCGACCTTGATGATCACCTGGCCGACCTGGCGGGCGAGCGCCTCGACCGACAGCTTGCCGGCGTGCTGGTCGTTCTCGCCGATGAGCGCCAGGCCGTCGAGCGTCGACTCGCCACGCTGGCCGTTACCGCGGTGAGTGCGGAACGTTACGGGCCGCCGGATCGCTTGGTGGGCAATGGTGTAGCCAACCTCCTCCCAAGCGAGCTGGGAGAGCACCCGCACGAGCACGAGGCGCAGATCATCGGGGGCTGTGTCACTCATCGGCCGAACCTGTCTCGGGGAACACGGGGTTTGCGGCGACAACCACGCCCTCGATGAAATCCCACTCGGGGCGCGCCTCGACGTCGCCGTTGTCGCCGAGACGCACTCGGCCGGCCCACACGCGGCCTCGGCCCGGCCAGTCGAACGTGGCCGATGTCCACCCGTTGCGCTCGGCGAGCACATCGAGGAGAGGCCGGCGACTCTCGGGCGGCTCGGTGCTGTTGCTCCACAGGAGCGTGAGAGTGGCGCTGTCCCAGAGGCGTAGGTGCCCCTGCGTGGTGGCCAGGGTGTCAGCGACAGGGGTGTCGGTCATCGTGGTTTGGTTCCTCTCGGGGGTTAGGTGGCGTCGACGGTGATCGTGATGGTTGTGCCGTCGCGCTGGTCGCTGTGAACCTTGATGTCCACGCGGCCGTTGCGCCAGGATTCGGGCACCTGGCCGAGGGCATCAACGAGTTCGTCGACCGTCGGCCGGCCGTAGAGCGTGATCGTGGTGCGTTTGGTGATCGTGACGTTGGCGCCCATTGGTGTGTTCTCCTGTCTCGGTTTATAGGGTTTTCTGACCGTCTATAGGGCTATCGTTCATCGCGTTTTCGGCCTCGTTCGCGGGCGGTGAGGCCGCCCCATATGCCGTTGTAATCGCCGATGGCATCGGCGAATTCGAGACATTGGCCTGTGCCACCCGGTGGTATTCCGAACTTGGTCTCGTCGAACTTGGCGCGGACCGGGCACATTCGGCACACGCTCTTGGCCTCGGCGACGATAATTCGGCGGCGACGCTCGGACTGTGAGCGTTTGATATCGGCGTCGGCCCGGGCCGCCGGCGGGTAGAAGATGTCGGGCCGCTCGTGGTTTCGGCACGCAGCTCGGCGCATCCAATCCTGGCCCAGATCGCCGAGGATGAGTCGCACCAGCCGCGCTCGGGCACCGCCGGCGGTAGCCAAGGCGGGCGGGCGGGCGTGGTTGGTGTGGCCCACTAGGTGAGTACCTCCTCGAATAGGTTGAGCTGAGCGCCGATCGGGGGACCGGCGGTGTGGCATTCGCAGGGGCAGTGCCACACGTGCGAGGGCCGGATCACCGCGACGCCGCGGCCCGGGATGACGAGCGCGTTGTCGAGGCCGTCGGCGGGGATCGGCTCGGTGCCGCGGTGTCCTCGTTTCGGTGGGATCGTGAGGTAGCACTCGGGTTGCCACGAACCGCGTTCCATCGGCCCGCCGACCCGGTGCGCGCACTTGTCGTGCGAGCCGTTGGAGCACCAGCCGCTCGGCCCGTATTCGCATGCCGGGGGCCGCGTCACGAGGGCGGTTCCGTGTCAGTCATCGAGACCTCGCACAGTCGGCCAGGTGACGAGTGCGACGTTTTCGACGTGGCGGCGGCGCACCTGCCAGGGCACCGCCCACTTGGCCCCGAGGACGCCCATCTCGCACAGGCCGAGCGCGTCGGCCTGGTCGTGGTTGGCGATGAACCGCATTGGGTTGTTCATGATCTCGGTGGTGCGGGGAGTAGACCAGCGGGCCCGGGTCTCGTCGAGCACCAGGCGCTTGCCGCGGTCACTGGGGGGCGGTTTCACGCCACAGATGAACTTGCCGCGGTGGTCGGGGGTGACAGTCGCGACGGGGATCCGACGAGACCGCAGCGCGGCGTACACGGGCCACCAAAGGCCGGCGCGGTCGTAGTACCCGGGCATGTGCGCATGGCCGTACGACGGGCCCTCGATCACGCCGAGGCGGATATCAGCACCGACGCGGATCGCTGCGTCGATGTAGCCGACGACGGCCTTGAGTTGGCGCACGAGCCGGTCGCACCGTTCGTCCCACGTGGCATCTTGCGAGCCGCTCTCGCCGACGTGGGTGAGCAGCGACGGGCAGAACGCTTCGCGCTGCGGATCGAGCGACGAGACGGCGATACCGGCCCGGGTGAGTGAGAGATCGAGGCCGAGCACCGAGGGCCGTGCCGCGTCGTGCACGGTGCGAATGTGGCTGCGGGCCCACGCGGCGAGCTCTGCGCGGGTGCCGTCGCTCCACTCGCCGCACAGCTCGCACTTGGCCGAGCGGTCCTCGATGACCGTGATCCCGCCGGCCTCGGCGAGCGCCTGGGCGTCGGGTGCGATCGGGGCGACTGTCCTCACCGGCCGGCCTCGATGTCGGCCTTGAGCGCCTTGAGTTCCTCTGAGACGGCGAGTATCTCGGCGGCGGCCCGGGCCCTGTCGCGCTCGCCGATGTAGATCCGCTCGACGGCGTAGGCGACCAACGCGTAGGCCAGGTGCGTCGGGAGTGGATGGTGACCGGCTGGCTCGATTGACGCGGTCTCGGCGTTGACCCGCATCCCCATGTAGTCGAACACGAGCAGGCTTTGCGAGCACACGTTCGGCTCGCCCTCGTGGTCGAGCTCGGCGTGTTCTCGATAGGTGGCCATCGCCTTGTTGAGCAGGTCACGCAGCATCGCCTCTTGCTGGTCGACCGCGGAACGCATGGCCGGCGGCATCTCCATGTCAGGCATTGCGGGCGGCCCTTTCGTTTTCGAGTTCGACGATCCGATCGACGCAGCCGACGACGAGGTCGGCCAACTGGACCGGTTCGCCCTTCAAGTCGTGCAGCACAATGCGACCGAGACTTGCCCACGCACAGAGCTTGTCGCCGTCGTGCTCAGCGACGTGCTCGCGGTAGAAGTCGACCGCACGACGCACGTTTTCCGCCGTGGCCGCTTGCTGCTGGTCGGCCTTGGCGATGACCGCGGTCGAGGCGGGCTCAAAGTGCGGCATCTCGGGCATTACCGGCCACCTCCGTTGATCGAGAACAGGTGAGCGCGCACCGCCGAGGCCGAGACCACACCGCGGTTGATCCGCCGCATCAGGTCGTCGACGCTGGCCATGTTGTGCGCGAGGCTCAGCGCGCCGAGGTGCGTGCTCATGGCTTGGAATCGCTCACCGCTCGGGGTGAGCACGGCCCACGGGTGCAGTGAGCGCACCGCGGGCGGTCGCAACACCACGCGCCACGGTGTCGGGCGACGCTCGAACCGCTGGCACTCGCACCGTGTGCACGGCGGCAGCACGAACGCGTCCTCGGGCACCGCGAGCTGCATCATGAGCTCAGGGGTTCGCGGAGGTTGGTGTGCGCGCTGCGAGTGCCGGCACGTGCACCGGATGAGTCGGTCGTCGAACACGTTGTCGTCGAGCAGATTCGGCGGCTTGCTCTCAGTTCTCATAGTTCCTTGGGTCCTCTCTTCGCGTCGGTCTCTCGGATCGGGTGAGCCGGGAGGTTGACGAGCTCCTCGTGGGTGTCGTTGCCGTGCTCGTCGAGGCGGTGGCACGGCGTTCCGGGGGGTTGCTTGCAGTGGCGGCATGCGACGGTGAGGGCCATGCGGTGGCGCTGCACCATCTCGGAGTCGTTGCGCCAGTTCCTCGGCCGGTGCCGGTAGTCGCCGCGGGCCATCACGCCACCACCCGCGGGTTTTTGCTGCTCGGGAACCCGAGCTGGGGGGAGACAGAGTTGCCCTTGCGGACAAGGGCAACGAGGCGTCGGTTTACCGTCGCAGTACGGTCAACGTCATTGCCGGTCACGGGTATTACTCGCTCACCGCAGGGCCGGGGTACTCCGCCGGGTGCCTTTTCATTGGCGCGCTCGGGCCTGCCTTTACCGCGCGGCCCCGACGGATCGAGAAAGCAATCCCGCTCTGACCGGGGACGACCACGCTTTTGGGAGTTCCGCGTGTCCCCCGAGTGACCTAGAGTCGGGGGTAGCTCGGTTGCCCTGTGTCGCCGTGGAATGCGAGGGGTCGGGCTGTTGAGGGCCTCACCGTTGGCGCGGTGGGGCCTTCTCTCGTAGGTGTAGAGACCCGATGGGACAAGGTCGGGGGTTGCGCGCCGAGTGCCCTGAACGGAACGGCGTTGACCTGCAACGACATTGCGGGTGATCACAGGTACACACCTCTCGCCGAGACCGTGCGGATCCGATTGACGCGCAGCCGGTAACCGCGGCGCTGAGTCACAGGCCGGCCCATGTCGCCGAGCGGCATGTCGACGCCGAGGGCGGCGATCCCCTCGGCGGTCATCAGCTGTCCGCACGCTTCGTACGCATCGCAGCCGCACCACGCGATGCAGAACTCGCCTTGACGGTGCAGGCCCCACGCGTGGCCACATGTGCAGTCGGCGAAGTACCGCCGATCCCACCGATCGTTGAGGTCGCTCTCAGTGAGCTGGCCGTGAGGGTCCGGGTAACCCTCGACACCTCGGAAACCGGGCGCAGCCTCGCATTTCGACCAGGTCGGATCGAACTCAGTCGGGCACCCGAGATAGCCGAGGTCGTGGTTGATCGTCATCTCGTAGGCCGGCACGGTTTTGCCGCAGCGGCCGCACCAGGACTCGCGCGGCCCGAGCGGATGACCGTCGGGCCGGACCGCTCGACGTGCGTTGTACTCGGACCGCCGCCGCGATGCGGCTTCTCGGCTGTCGAGTGCGCCTGACAGCACGTCGAAAAGGTCCGGCTCGTCGGCACTCATCGCGGCCGCACCCTGTCCTTGATGCGCTCCCGCGTAGGAGGTACGGGCTCGTCGGGGTCGCGGCCGCCGTAGTAGCGCAAGTTCTCGCCTGGCGGGGCCATCTGCACGACCTCGGCCTCGACGTAGGTGTGACGGTCGATCTCGTCGAACCACACGTCGGTGACCTGGCGAAAGAACCCGTCAGGGCCCGGGCCCATCACCTGACCGACGTGAATCGTCGCTGTCTTGTCGCCCTTGAACCTCACGGCCGCCACCCCTGCGGTGGCGCCTCAACGGTCGGGCGCGCCGATGCGGACTCCTCGCACGCGGTGACCATCGAGTAGTCGGTCCTCGGCGGGCAGCTCACGAGGCCACCTCGAGTGGTGTCAACGAGAGCTCAGTGCCGTGCACGCGCTCCTGGGCGGCCAGCCACGAAAGCACCGCTGTATCAGTCGCGTTGACCGTCGGCGGCTGCACCACCATCAGATCGGGGTGCTGCTTGAGCACCTCGGGACGGCACCGCTCGATCGCCGCGGGTAGGTGGTCGGCGAGGGGAACGTCGCTGAGCATGAACCCGACCACGGCGAGGAGATCGCCGTAGGAGCAGAACATCTGGTCGGCCTCGGTGCTCGCACAGGCGAGCGTGAGGACCTGGCCGATAGTGAACGGACGACTGACGTCGGAGGCCTGTGTCATCGGACACCAGCCAGGGCGATCTCACGCCGTACGCGGTACTCCTCAACGCTCACGCCGAGCAGCCGAGCTGCGAGCGCCTCGCGTTGGCGCGCTCGCGACGCGTTGATGGTCGCGAGCACGGTGTCGAGCGCGACGTCGGGATCATTCGGCAGGCTCGCGAGGATCGCCATCGCCGCGGTGCGCTCCTCGTCGGTGAGCTGGATCGCCGCGCGCGTCACTCGACGCGCCCCAACCGGTAGACCTGGCCGCCCTCGGCGAGGCATGGCCGTACGTCATCGATCGCCTCGGCCGGCAGAGTGTCGGCGGTGTCGTCGATCAGGATCGCGCTGACACCGGTATGCCCGCGGCCAGCGTCGGGGAGCATGCGCCGGCCGAGATGAATCGACCGTTCGAGGCCGAGCTCGGTCGCGAGGTGGCTGGCGCGGTATCTCGACTTGGCGATGACGATCACCTTGGGGTCGGTGATCGTCGGCACGGGATCGTGCAGCATCTCGCGCCGGATCACACGATCGGGCACGTCCTTGATGACCAGCTCGACCGCCTCGTCACCGCGCGGTGCGATGCGCCGGGCGATCTCCTCGGCGCGTGAGAGTCGGTCGTAGCCTTGGCTCGTCGAGCTGACGAACACCTTGCCGTTGCGGCCGTCGGCCATGTTGACGGTCCATTTCCGGTCGACGCCGGGCTTGATGATGATGCGGATCACGGTGCGGTTTCCTCCTCGGTGGTGGGTTGTTCGATTGCTGCCCGGAGTTGGGCGGCGTGAGCGTTCCTGAGTGCCTCGACCGCTGACGGGCCGCGCGGTTCGGCTGGCTCGGCAGCGCGGGCGGCCTTGGCGGCGGCCTGCTGTTCGGCGATCGCGGTGAGCTTGGCGGCGAGATCCCGGTTCGCGCGCCATGCGGTGAACCCGTCACGCAGCACCCACCCGAGGGTGACGCCGGCGATGCACGCGACGGGCATGGCGAGCGGCCCGAAGTTGGCTGTGAGCCAGGTGATCCCGAGGAACGCGGCGACTGCGAGGGCGAGCTCGGCGGTGACGAGCTTGGCGGCCAGCGACATTGGTCCCGGCCGCTTCATGCTGCGGCCGATCGGTTGTGCGCGAACCGCGCTCGTGACCGTTTGACGCGGGCTCGGCGCATCGCCCGGCGGGCCCGGTTCGCGTCGCGGTTGCGCAGGCGGCGACGCTCGATCTCGTCGGTCTGCACGGTGCCCTGGTAGATGGGCTTGTGCTGTAGGCCGGCCATGATGCCGCGGGCGAACTCGGTGTCGTATGGGTCGCCGTCGACGCGGGGAGGCCGGCGCCGGTGTGCTGCATGGGCCTCCGCGGACTCGCGGGCGATGGCCTCGCCGATCTGCTCGCGTTCCTCGAATGGTGTTGCCTCGGCGAGGTCCTGGGCGAGACCATCGTCGGCGGTGAGATCCTCGAACGCCTCGTCGAGCACGGGGTCGCCGACATACCAGTCGGGCGGGGTAGCGACGCCGCGATTGCCAGCGCAGCGGACGAGTTTCGTGGCGTGGTGCTGCCACTCATCGACCTCGCCCGACCACTCGATCGCCTGACCGCAGCCGGTCACCGCGCATGGGATGCCCTCGAACGCGCCGGCCTCGTAGAGGTAGACCGCGTCATTGAGGGTGAGGCCGTGCAGATGTGCGTGCACCTTGACCGCGCCGCGTGGTTGTTCGGCCTGGCGGTTGCGCTGGTATTCGGTCATGCGCGTCGGCTGTCGGTGGCCGAATCGCATTGCGCGCCGCTGACGGCGGCCCGGGTTACTGCCCATGGTGTGCTCCTGTCGGGGTGGGGTGTGTGCTACTTGCCGGCGTCTGAGAACGGGACGACGTTCGACTCGTCGCCGTCGCCGCTGTCGATGAGCTCGCCGCCGCTTTCGGGTTCCTGGCCGGCGGCCTCAGGCGTGACGTTGCCGTTGTGGTCGACCATCGCCGGTTGATTCGCAGCGTCGGGCCGCTTGGTGCCCTTGGGCCACGCGGCCTCGACGTCGACACTGACCGTGGTGCGGGTCTCGCCGTCGTCGCGGATCGCCTCGGCGACACGGCTGACCGTGCCGAACACGGTGTACTCAACCTGCTGGCCAAGGGCGGGCTCGTCGACGCCGCTCTGACCGTGGTTGCCGCCGAAACTGACGTAGAAATCGGCCTGTTGCTTTGTCACTCATCTCTCCTGTTCGCCGTTGCGGCTGCTACCCGCCGGCTGATTGCCGCGGGAGTCATCGGGGGCGCTGTAGTCGGTGATCTCGAAAACCACGTCGACGCGCGCGTTGGGGCCGTAGCCGAGGTCACGGCAGCGGTCGATCATGTCGGCGAGCTGGCCGAGGGTGAGACGGCCGAGCTTGTACTTGCCAGATCTCACGAGTCGGTCTCGTCGACGCCGTTGGTCCATCGGGTGATCACGTCGTGCAGCGAGGCGACCATCGCCTCGGACGCATCGCCGCCCTTCGAGCCGGTGGCCTCGGCCTTGGCGGCAAGCTCGGCGAGCTTGCGCACCACGAGATGCAAGGTGGCGTCGTCGATCCCGTCACGGTGGTCGGGCAGCACGTCGAGGCTGCCGAGCTGGGCGATCACGCGTAGCTGGTCGTCACGCTCGGTCACCTGGCCCTGGCTGAGGAACCCGAACATCGAGTCGAGGAACTGTCTCCGTTTCTTGTCGCTCATCGGCGGCAAGGTCGATGGGGCCGGATCCGGCTCGGAGTCAACGACTGTCGCGGCCTGGGCCCGGGCCGCGCGCTCGCGGTTGCGTGCCGCACCGGCCGCCTTGCGTGGCGCGGTCTTCGCCGCGGCGACCGGTGCGCCGTCCTCGACAACCTCGCCGTCGATCACCTCGTGCGGTTGGGCGGCATCCTCGAACACAATGCCCGAGTAGTCGGCCGGGAACGCCTTGCGCCAGGCGAGGGCCTCGGCGCACTTGGCGAGCTGGTTGGCCGGCATCTTGGCCCACATCGAGTTGGGCCGCCACTGCCCATCGACCTTGACCAGCTGCACATACTCGGCGTAGGAGCACGTCGCCGAGATGCGCACGCCGTTGACGGTGAGGGCGTACTTGCAGGCCACGGGTAGGCCGTCGTCGGCGTCCCAATAGTCGCGCCACTCGGTGCCTTTGCCGCGATAGAGCACGTCCTCGTGACCGACCCGGACGCTCTCGCGGCGCGCGGCCCGGGTGCCGATCACGCGCCAGCCGTCGATGCCCACCTGAACGGTGAACTTGTCGACCTCGCGCTCCTCGATCCGCTCGTTCCCGTTCGCGGGATTGGTAACGCGCACCTTGACTTTCGTCTTGCGCGACACCATGTAGACCTGTTTCGTGAACGGGTCGAGACCGGTGCGAGCGGTGTAGTGATAGAGCAACCGGAGGTCAGCCTCGGTGGCGTGTTCGAGGCCGAGTGCGCGGAGCTGTACACGTTGGTCCTCAGTCCAATCGTTCTGCCCGGCATGCAATGCGAGCCTGCTCGACGCGTGCACAGCGGGGACCTGAGCGCGTGTGGGATCTGGCCCGATGGTTGGGCCTGCGGTGCGCTCGGTGGTCGTCGGGTCGGGCATGGTGTCCTCTCAGGCGGGGATGGGCAGATCGGCCGGGCCGACCGACTTGACGGGGTAGAACGCGGGTTTCTTGTTCGTGCCTTGCGAGCGGCGCTCGGCGATGCGGATCGGTTCGGCACCTTCGCCTTGGTCGACGACGGCGTATTGCGCCTGCTCCATCCGCTGAAGGATCACGTTCTTGTGGTAGGCGAACGTCTCGGCGGCGGCGTCGAGACGCTTACGCGCTGCGGCGAATTCGCGCGCCTCGTCGGCCGGGACGATGGCATTCACGCCGCGGTCGATTTCGGGGTGCAGCGCGCGGAGGCACTCGTAGGTAGCGGTGGTGTTGTCGAGCGCGGGCGGGGTATCGCTGCTGAGCGATTCATAGAACCGGCGGCACTTTTGGATGATCCACGCGGCGAAATTGCGGTCGTAGTCGACGGTGTAGATCCGGTGTTGCAAGTAGGGCCCGACGGCGAGGAGCTCGCCGGGGATCCGGGTCCATCCGGTGAACAACATGAGCGCGATCACCTGGGCGTGGTAGTCGTCGGGCAGCTCGCCCTTGAGGTCGTCGCCCCACACGTCGAGGTCGGTGAGGTTGCGCGCGAGCTTGAACTCGACGACGCGACGACTCGACCCGCACACGCCGCGGCGATCCAACGTGGCGATCGCCGGGAACCCGAACTTCTCCGGGTCGACGTGCGCCTGAACCTCGCCAGGGGACAGGAGCCAGCCGGGCCGGTCGTCGCGGTAGAGACCATCGGCGAGCGGCTCTACCCGGTGACCCATGCGGAATGCGTCTTTCGGCTCCTCGGGCTCGACGCGCCCGGTCATTCTGTGCCACAGGCGGAACGGCGACTCGTAGCGGCTCACCGGGTCGTCAGGCTCCCCGAGGATCGCGGCGACCTTGCTCGGTGTGATGACCTTGAGCCACTCGGGCGAGCCGGGCTTGATGAACTCGGGATCGCGCGGGGTGTAGAACCGCACCCCATCGGTGCGCCTCGTCATCCAGCACCGCCGTTGCGGGTGTCGATGAAGCGCGTCACCGTGTGGAAGTCGACGCGGGCAATGGAAGCTGCACCGAGCTCGCGAACTACGACGGCGGGCCACTCGGCCACGGGCACCCCGACGAATGCCGCGGGATCGATCGACACGACGACCTGGGCGCTCACAGTGTCGTCGTCGGCGCGCCTGTCGCGGATCACCATGCGGTTGATCACTGAGTCGGTCATGATGCGATCCCCGCGAGCCGTGCTTGTGCGCCCTCGTGGTGTGGAGTTCGCAGCCGGAACCGCGCGCCGTAGAGCGGGCGAACGGTGGCGTGGTCACCGTTGCCGCGGCGGCGCTCGACGAGGCCGGCGCGGTGCAACCGCTTGGCGAAAGTGTTGAGCGCCAGGCCCATCGAGTCGGCGATCTCCTCGTCGAAACGACCGAGCTCGCGGTGCTCGGCGACTACCTCGGGGAAGTCCGCGGGAACGGGTCGCCACCGACGTCGGTCGGGTCGGTCGACGCCGACAGGTTCGGCCGTGGGGTCGTCGATCGACCCGGCCGTGTCGTCGTCGTCGATGGCCCACGCGAGAGGAGCGGCGAACCCGTGCTCGCGGCCGAGCTCGCGGGCCTCGACGCTCTCGCCGGGCACGTAGTGCCAACGGTCATAGAGCGCGACCAGGGCGTCGGCGAGCTCGGCGTCGATGATCTCGGGGCGGCCGAGCGCGAGTTCCGCGAGGTCTCGGCCCGTGTAGCCGAGGCCGAGCTCGGCGGCGATGGCGTGGAACGCGTGGCCGATCCGCACGAGAGCACGTAGCCGACGCACTGGCCCCAGCGCGGGGACGAACATGCCCTCGGGGATCGGGATAGCGAGGATCGGTTCGGCGATTCGCCGATAGACGCGGCGCTCGTAGCCCGCTTGTCGGGTCGCGCCGCGCTCACTGTGCGCACCGAGCAGCGTTGTGACGCGGCGGGTTTCGATTCCGGCTTGATGCGCGATCGTCGACGGGGTGTGCCCGGCATCGAGGAGCGCCTTGACGTGAGCGAGCACAGGCGCGGCCGGGATCTGCTGTGAGTTGGGGTTGTTATCGTTCGCCTTGAACACGGGTTGTCCTCTCGTCGTTCGGTTCGAGCGCCGGCCTGGCGAGCACCGGGCCGGCGCTTCGCTTTTCAGTCGCCGAGGCGTTCCTCGGTCTCGACCGATTCGCAGTCCTGGTGCGCGTAGTCGAATTCGCGGATCGCGTCGTAGTCCTCGGTGTCGAGATCGCCGCGGATCTCCAAGGTCGAGCCGCACGAACAGTGCGAGGAGTGGGTGACGGGGTCTTCTCGGTCACGCTCGGCGGCCCACTGCAACGCGGACTCGATGGCCACCTCGGCGAGCTGCGCGGCCTGTCCGGTGTCGAGCTCCAACGCCGTGGTGAGCTTGAGCGCCGCGGCCTTGATTGCCTCACCGAGGAGATCCGGGTTCGCGTCGAGCAGCTTGGCGAAATAGCCGTCTGGATCGGCGACGGGCCCGGCCGCGGTCTCAACGATGTGAGGGTCAGTCGGTACCGCGTCGAGGCCGGTCGCCGTACCCGGCCCACCGGCGAGCGGGTAGACGTCGATGATCGGACCGTTGGGCCCGGTGATCAGCGACCCGGGAGGTAGTGCCCGTTGGATCTGTGCGAGTGAACTCCGCGAGGTGCCGGGTTCACACACCGCGAGCACCGGGCCCACGGGCGGCGACTGGATCGCGTCGCGAATGTCCTCAAGAACACCGATGAGCTTGCGCTCGTAGGGACTCATTGCGGCGCTGGCGTGAGCGTCGAGCCGACGGCGGATCGCTGCCTCGGCCTCGGCCTGGGCCTCCTCGGCGGCCCGCACCTTGTCGGGGTCGGGTGCGAAGCCCATCAGAGGCCCTGCGCTTGGACGAGCAGCCGGAGCGACTGCGCGATATCGGTGAGCGCGTGCACGGCGGCGATCGCCAGCTCGTCGCGATTCTCGGGGTCGGCCGAGGCGAGTATTCGCTCAACCTCGTGTAGGTGGTCAGTGCCCATTGCGTTGCCCTCTCGGTTTGGTGTGGGGGAGTTGGGATTACGGGCGATAGCCCGCGTCGTTGCGGGCGTCCGGGCCCGGACCGTTGCGCGCGCTCGGCGGCACGTAGTGCCGGCGGTAGGTGCCGGTCGATCCGGGGATCGGGGCCGAGCAGCGCGGGTTGAGGAGATGGAGTTGCATGCGCCAGGGGCCCCACTTGAGCGAGGGCCGGGCGAGAGTGACGAACCCGCAACCACGGGGGCAGTCGAGGAGCTCGGGGTCTGCCTCGTGCGGGCACGGTGCGGCGGTCACTGCGGCACCGCCGAGGTGGGGAGGAACTCGGCCGGGTCCGAGTCGAGCGCCTTGGCCACCAAGACGAGCGTCTGAACGGTGAGGCCTGACCGGTCGATCTGGTGAGCGAGGGTCGAGCGCGGGATATCGGTCATCTGACTGAGCGCAGACATGCTGATTCGCTTGCCGCCCATGCGCGCTCGGATGCGAGACCCAACGTCCTCACGCAACCGATCGAGGTCGATACCCCCGTCGATGAGGCTGGATTCTGATGGCATGCGGCCAAGACTGACGGATATCCGTCAGTTTGGCAAGGAACAATTCAGACTGGCGTGTCGCCGGAATTTTGTTGAGATTGCACGAGTGTGATCAATTTGGCGCTAGACGTGGCGAGATATTGGCAATACGCTGACGGCATGAGCACATTGCTTGATATGTGGCCCGATCCCGACCCGGAGGAGATTCGCGTTCGACTCCGCGGGCACATGGGCGTCCACAAGATCAGCCGCAGCAAGCTCGCCCTTGCCAGCGGCATCTCACGTGCATCACTGGCCGCGAAGCTCGACGGCCCGGTTGAGTTCACGGTGCCCGAGGTCAACGCCGTCGCTCACGCCCTCGGCAAGAGCTGGCTGTGGGTGATGACCGGACAAGAATCGCCGCCTCGCGATGGAGGCGGCGATGGTGGTGCTGGTGCCCCCAGTAGGACTCGAACCTACGACCTGCGGATTA